AGAACGAACGCAAGAATTACAATATTATTAATCAAAACAAGAAGAACTGTATTGGCACGATTGACCTTCAAATTGGTGAAAAGACCTATACAATCGAGAGAAAATCGGAGAAGTATATAAAGCGCCTTAAAGGCGTAGAGACTAATGAGGCCAGGACCTTCTTAGACTTTACACAAGACAACGATTTGAGCCTTAACGGCACGACGCGCAATGAAACTGATGCTAATATTCGCAAGCAGTTTGGCACAATTGAGGACTTTTTATTGACGTCAATGGCTAGTCAGCTTGATTCTTTGAGCTTTATTAAGGAAGGATCCACAAAACGTAAAGAGATCCTAGCTAAGTTCTTGGATTTAGAGATCTTTGAGAAGAAGTTTAAGTTAGCAAAAGAAGACTCAGCTGACTTGAAAGCTGTTCTTCGACGCGTCGGTGACGCAGATTATGATAAAGACATCGCAATTGCTGAGGTTCATAGTGAAGAAGCTCAGAAAGAACTACTAGCCGACACTAAGAACTGTGATGCTATACGCCTACAGTTGGTTGAAAACGAGCAAGTGTATAATGATTTGACTGAGCAGATCGATTCTATCCCAACTGAGCGTCTAAACATCAAGAAGTTGGTCGAGAAAAGAAAGCAACTAACCACTAATATTCAAGACACAAAGGACAATATCAGCGAATTAAAGCAAGAGATAGTTCAGTTCGATGGGAAGCTAAAAACTTATGATGATTTCCTAACGACGATTAACATTGAAGAATTATTAGAAGAGAAGAAGCAGTACGACGATTTTAAACAGCGTTACGATGAGACTGTAAACCGTGCCCGGATTATGGACAACGATTATAAAACAATGGCCAAGAAGCTGAATCTTCTTGACGAGGTTCCTTGTGGTGACGCTTTTGTGACTTCCTGTAAGTTTATTACTGATGCACACTCAGCTTCGCTGGATCTACCGATCCTTGAAAAAACAATCATCGAGAAGATCGAGGAAGCCAAGGGTTACAAAAAGAAGGTTGTGTCAGTTAACTCGGCAGAGATGGTTGAATTAATTGATAGGTACAATGAAACAATTATTGCGAAGAACGGTATTGAGATTGAAAAGCGCGATAACAAGGTATCAATTGAGAAATTGTTCGCTAAGATTAAAACAATGTCGGCTGAGTTAGTTGAGACTAATGAAAAGATCGCTCTGTATGAAGATAACAAGGAAGCTATCCAAAACATTGAAAACCTTATCGTCTCGCGAGACGAGATTTCTGATAAGATAGAAGCCAACAAAAAAGGTATTGAAGTCTTTGAGGAAGGACTGTCTGTGCATAATAGAACGATTGGATCGCTTGAGCAGAAGGTGGAAACTCTCAAAGAAAAGAAGCAAGAGTTACTTGATATCCGAGCAGAGTTCGCAGCTTACGATTTGTTTATGCGCTGCATGCATTCCAATGGCATCGCCTATCATATTATCAAAAGACGCTTACCAGTCATCAATGAGGAGATAGCAAAGACAATCTCAAACATCGTTGACTTTGAAGTCTTCTTCCAAGAGGATGGCAACAAGTTAGATGTTCTTATTAAGCACCCCAATTTTGAAGCTCGCCCCATTGAGATGGGCTCTGGTGCTGAGAAGACTTTGGCTTCAATGGGTATACGCTTGGCGTTGCTTTCTGTGTCGTCGTTGCCGAAGGGGAACATCTTTATACTTGATGAACCCGGAACTGCTCTAGACGCTGAAAATATGGAGGGCTTTATTCGTATGCTTGACCTAGTTAAAACGTATTTCAAAACAGTTATACTTATTTCTCACTTGGATTCTCTGAAAGACATTGTCGATACAGAGATCACAATAGATAAGACTAACGGTTATGCGAGGATAAACCAATGAGTTCAGCATTTTGGGAAGCGCTTTTTAGCGGCTTAGCTTTTAAAAAGAAGAAGAATTAGTTTTATTTCGGCCAATTGTATACTTGGTTAAAGTATTGGTCCATTACTCTCTCTTTAACTTCATCGGTTGACGTATACCAGACCCATACGAACAGTTGACCTATTTTGGAAATACGTCCCATCGTAAATTTAATGTCTTCTTCAATCCAATCGATGTGCTTATCATCAATATCCCCAGGAGATATTCCAAGGTCGATGGCTATAGAATACAGAGTATACCAGTTGTCTCTTTCGTAAGCTTCTTTGGCTTTCTTGAAGATCTCTTGTTTTCTTTGTGATTCTCCGAGAGAGAAGCCCGAGGCCACTAACTTATCGGGGTGTGTTTCGTTGGCAATTTTGCGATAAAGCTTTTTAATCACACCTAATTTATTGTCATCGTTTTGTTCTATTTCATCAGGGTTCATGTAAAACTCTTCGCCCGTTTCGCCATCCATAAAGACTTCTTTATTCTGTTCTGCTACATTGGCGGGCAGATCTGCCTGTACGGGCTCTAATCTTTCCTTCTGTTCCTTTTCAGCCTGCTCAAGGAGCTGCTTTGCTTTTTCATTATTCAGTTTCTTTAGATGCCTGTCCCATGCCCTTCTTTGTAATTTGTCCAGCCGGGCTAACCTTTCAAGAAAAGCTTCGTTAAAACCTGCCCTTGCTTCAGAAACCAACTCCTCGTGATACTCTAAGTCAGCATGCACAAACTCAGCTTTCTTCAACATTTTCTTAAATTTAAGCTTGGTGCGTTTAGACATAATAATGCAAGAACCTATTTATAGTAGGAGTAAATTCGATGACTAAGAAAATGCGACACATAATAGATAGAGGCTTGGACAAGCTAGTGTCCAGAAAGTTGTTGGCGTGGGGAACCGCGACAGCGTTACTATTGTTTGCTGATCTGGCTTCAAGCGATTGGGTGATAATTACCACAGTCTACATTGGTGGTCAGACTGTTATTGACGCTGTAACAAAACTTAAAGGATTTGGTGACCGATGAAATTTAAACTAATTGCAAAACAAGCTTGGCTTTGGGCTAAAAAGTTTTGGTGGGTGATTGTTATAGCGTTGCTATTTGTAGGAGCCGCCATGGCTTCTGCGCTTCTGCGTAACGGCGTACTGCTAGCACGGGTTATGGATCTGCTTGATGCCAAAAGAGATCAACACGATCAAGAGATGGAAACACTGTCGCACATTCATAACACAGAGGTAACTGAAAAGAACCTTAGGCTTGAGGAGCATCTCAAAAGAAAAGAAGAACTGAAGCGCGAGCTAGAAGAAAGAGGTGATAATCTCAATAAAGAAAAAGAAGCAGAACTTAAAAAGCTTGTAGACGAGGGGTATAATGATCCGGAGAAGTTGGCAAAGCAAATAGCTGACGCTTTTGGATTAGAAAATGGCTAAGAAACTACTAAGCGCCTTCGTAGCGCTAACAATGCTAACACCGGCATTTGCTCTGGCGGACGAAACACCGGATCCAGATTATGTTGTACTGCCCATAGAGGCCGGCGATATTGTGCCATTTGACGGCATACTCTTATCACTTGACGCTGCAGCAAAGGTTCTAAACGAAAAAAGGTTTTCTGATGTAGAGTGCGAAGTTCGTGTAGAATACGAATTAAAGCTTCAAGAAGAAAACTTTAGTTTGCGGCTTGACTATAAGGATATAGAGATTCAATCTTGGAAAGATAAGCATGAGTCTATGATGATACTTAAGGCAGCAGAGATCGACCGCCTTATGGAGTTGGTCACAAAGCAAAGACCAGGGTCCGAACCTTTTATGGTTGCGCTTGGTTTTGGTATCGGAACCCTTACCTCATTGGGAATTTTTGCGCTTTCAACGGAGATAGCCAAGCAATGAGTGACAAGCAAGACTATATTGTTAGGCTAGAGAAAGCTATTTCGCAGAAATATGGCGAAGAAGCAACCCATAATCCACGTCGCTATTGGGACGAAGAAAAAGAAAAAGAATATCTGCAACAGTCCGTAGAAGAACAGCAAAAATTTGCCAAGAATGCCGAATCTCAAGACAAAATAGAAGCAGATGGATTTTTAATAAACAAAAAACTACTTAATAGAGATCATAATAGGACTTGTCCTGTTTGTTCCAAATATTCTTTTCATCCTCGTGATGATTTATATATGAACAAGTATCAAGCTTGCTTTAAATGCTATGTTCAATATATCGAAGGTGGAAGAGAAGAGAGATGGATAAACGGGTGGAGACCGAATAAGGAACAATAAAATGGCTTCAGTATACGACATTGTAAAAGGAATTAACCAAGCAGCAGCTAACGCTTACGACGGAGCGCACGATGCAACTCTCCAGGCTGATGGCAAGGCGCGCACAGCCGGACTCGAAAGAGAAAACGGTCATTACATCCACGACCGACGCGTCATGGATGGTTTTGGTGTTAAGTTCCACGGTCCGATTTTAAGAATTAATTATCAGGCAGAGACAAGACTAAAAGAAGTCCAAGACAAAGGCTTTGAAGGTGAGATTGAGCAGCGTCTACAAGATATTGCTAACTTCCTAAAGAAAGAATACAAAGCCGTCACGGGTGATACACTAACCTTGACAAAGGAAGGTGAGCCACATGTTCTCGTGCAGCGTATTTCCAACTACCGCACCGACGTTCAGGCTCATTGTGATTACCGCATCGGCGGCTTGACTGATGTTGGCGAGGTAAACGCCGGCTCTGATGAAGAGCGCCTTGATAAAGCAATCAGAGATTTTCTTGCATTAGGGAGAGACAAAGCCAAAAAGCCTTCAAATGTGAAGGTCTAATATGGCTGCTCTTACAAAGCAAGAGATACTAAAAGAGATTGTTAAGGCCGGCAAAGACCCGGTTTATTTTACTACAAGCTATTGTCGGATTTCGCACCCGCAGAAAGGCTTAATTCCTTTCAAAGCGTTTGACTATCAGCAGGAACTGCTAAAAGACTTCCGCGATTATCGTTTTAATATAATTCTAAAAGCCCGACAGTTGGGCATTTCTACCATCAGTGCTGCCTATGTTGCGTGGTTGATGCTGTTCCACAAAGACAAGAATATCCTTGTTGTCGCAACGAAATTGCAGACGGCAACAAACCTTGTTAAAAAGGTAAAGGCCATCATTAAGAATCTACCCAAGTGGATGCAGATCTCTAATATTATTGTTGATAATAGAACATCGTTTGAGCTTTCAAATGGCTCGCAGATTAAGGGCTCGTCAACCTCGGGGGACGCTGGTCGTTCCGAAGCCCTTTCACTTCTAATCATCGATGAGGCTGCTCACGTTGAGAAGTTAGAAGATCTGTGGACAGCACTCTACCCTACGTTATCCACAGGTGGACGATGCATCGCTTTATCCACACCCAATGGTGTGGGTAACTGGTTCCATCAGAATTGCGTTGAAGCCGAATCCGGAACGAACGACTTTCATATGACCACGTTGCTGTGGGATGTTCACCCCGACCGCGACAAGAAGTGGTTTGACAAAGAAACCAAAAATATGTCCAAGCGACAGATTGCCCAGGAGCTTGAGTGCAACTTCAACGTTTCCGGCGAAACTGTTGTCCATCCCGATGATCTTCAATGGTATCTAGAAAAGATAACAGCACCCGAATACCGCACTGGATTTGACAGAAACTATTGGATCTGGAAACAATACAATCCGGAACTTCCATATCTGATAGTAGCTGACGTCGCTCGCGGCGATGGTAAAGACAACAGCGCTTTTCACATCATAGAACTACAAAATCTTGAACAAGTCGCTGAGTATGTGGGTAAACCAACACCAGATGATTTTGCTGACATTCTCTCTAATGTGGCAAATGAATATGGAAACCCTATGTTAGTGATAGAAAACAATAATATTGGCTTTGCAGTACTTAAAAAATTGATTGATAAAGGGTATCCTAACTTATACTTTACTACAAAGGGTGACCATCAATACGTCGACCCCATGACAGCACAATGGCAATCAAACGTAATTCCCGGCTTTACAACCTCTTCCAAAACAAGACCACTGATCGTAGCGAAAATGGAAGAGTTTATGAGAAATAAACTAATTACGATTAATTCTAACCGTCTACTTTCTGAAATGAAAACATTTATTTGGCATCATGGAAGACCACAGGCGATGAGAAGTTATAACGATGATCTAACGATGTCGTTTGCTATTGGGTGCTGGGTGAGAGATACAGTGATCGTGGAAAGTCAAAAGAATGTAGAGTATAGTAAGTCATTCTTATCTGCGATAAGTACGGCGAAAACATCTATTGCTACAACAATCCCTGGAATGCAGGGTCACAAGATTACAAAAGAGTCTGAAAGAGCCAAACAGGCAGTAGATTTTCAGCAACAATACATAGGACTATTAAAGGGCTAGGATAAAACATGGCTAAAAGAGAAAACAACCCAAGAAATCCAGCGTCACCGCTGTTCAAAAGACTGACCAGACTTTTATCTGGCCCGGTCGTTAACTACCGCACGCAGGTTGGCAGACAAGAAAAAAGAGCAGATCTAGATAAATATCGTTATCGTTTCCGCTCAATGTCAGGACAGGAGTTTAAGAGACATGATTCAAACATGTCTCAGAACTATAACCTTTTCACATCGGCTGCTTTTCGTAATCAGGGACGCGCCGAAAGATACATTGACTTTGAGCAGATGGAGTACATGCCAGAGATTGCGACCGCTCTCGACATCTACGCTGACGAGATGACTACATCAAACGAGTATGATCGTCTTTTAAATATTGATTGTCTTAACCACGAAATCAAGACTATCCTTGAGTCCCTATTCTATGACGTTCTTAACATTGAATTCAACTGTTTTGGTTGGGCTCGTTCGATGTGTAAGTACGGAGACTTCTTCCTGTATATGGACATCGATGATAAGATGGGCATCACATCTCTTATCGGCATGCCAAACAACGAGGTTGAAAGACTAGAGGGACAGGACCAGACAAATCCAAACTACGTCCAGTATCAGTGGAATGGCGCTGGAATGACTTTTGAGAACTGGCAGGTTGCTCACTTCCGCATTCTTGGCAACGATCGTTATTCACCATACGGTACATCAGTGCTTGATCCTGCTCGTCGCATTTGGCGACAGCTTACACTTCTTGAGGATGCGATGATCGCCTATCGTGTTGTCCGCGCACCAGAGCGCCGAGTATTTAAGATTGACGTCGGTAACATTCCGCCACAAGACATTCCGCAGTATATGGAAAAAGTTAAGTCGGAGATGAAGCGCAACTCTCTTGTTAACGCTACAACTGGTCGAGTGGACCTTCGCTACAATCCCCTATCGCTTGAAGAAGATTACTTTATTCCGATGCGTGGTGGCGTTGGATCAGAGATTGTATCGCTCCCTGGCGCCAAGTCTTTGGACGACATTGAGGATGTTAAGTATCTTCGCGATAAGTTGTTCGCAGCGATTAAGATTCCACAGTCTTATCTTACCAACCTTGAAGGTGGTACAGAAGATAAAACTACCTTGGCACAGAAGGATATCCGTTTCGCAAGAACTATTCATAGACTTCAAAGATCGTTGGTTTCCGAATTGGAGAAGATGGCGATAGTGCATCTTTACACATTAGGCTTCAGAGGTCAAGACCTTTTAGGATTTAAGATTACTTTGAACAATCCCTCACGCCTTGCCGAACTACAGCAGCTTGAGTACATGAAGACAAAGTTCGAAACTGCCACTTCAGTTCCAGAAGGCACGTTCTCAAAGCGTTGGGTAGCTGCCAACATTCTTGGTATGTCGGACTCTGAGTTCCTTCGTAATCAGCGCGAGACTTTTTATGATCGCAAATACCAGCAAGCTCTAGAGGGTGTTGTCGATGAAGGCGCAGAACTTGGCGGCGATGAAGGCGGACTCGGAGGCGACTTAGGTGGCGATTTGGGCGGCGATTTGGGAGGCGACCTAGGGGGAGACCTAGACTTGGGCGGTGACGAGCTTGGAGGCGAAGCTGGAGAGGCTGAGGACGATGTTCTCTTAACCACCCCGGGACGTAGAGAAGATAATCCTACAAGACACGAAGGCGCCCCGCACAAGCCTGTCAAAGTTGATAAGAGAAAAGGCTCTTCTACGAGACATTCACAAGGACCAATGAAGAGAGAATTAAAGCGCATGGTTCGGGGACCTGAGATGGGCACAACCTCCAGAACTGTTCACCCTGGCAAACTTGGTATGCCTGACTTTAGATCGCTTGTTGGTCTGGAAGAGAATATCAAACCTACTTATACTAAGGATGAAAAGACACTTTTTGAGAACACCAATAAAGTTCGTATGTTAGTAGACCAAATGGAAAATAAAGAGGAAGACAAAAATGAAGCATAATAAAAAAAGAAATACAGCCTTTATTTATGAAACGCTTACACGAGAACTAACAAAAGCAATCGTTGACAAGAACGACAACAAAAAGAAAGTTGTTCTTACGATTATTAAGGAAGGCTTTGGTAACGAAACGGCCCTCGCTAAAGAACTTACCCTTTACAAGATTTTGCTTGAGACAAGAAACATCCAGGCTAATGTGGCTGAGAGAATGCTTCAGGAAACAAAGCTAGCTTATTCTAAGTTGGATTCCGGTGAGGTATTCGATGCACAGTCTCAGATGATTGCTGCAATGAATAAGCAGTTGGGTAAAGATATCTGGTCCAACTTTGTTCCAAACTTTAAATCACTTGCTTCCATCAGCGCTATTTTTAATACCAAGACTCCTGTAAAAAGCAAGGTTCTGTTTGAGCAGTCAATCGTTGATGCGATGAGCAACGAGCAAACACTAGCCGAGTCAAATAAGATGGAATCTCTGGACAATCTTACCTACAACTCTTTTATTAAGAAGTTCAACAGTAAGTACACAAATCTCCTCAAGGAGCAGAAAGATCTGCTCAATCAGTATATCACAAGTTTTGCAGATGACGGGTTTGAGCTTCGTATTTACTTGAACGAAGAATTGCAAAGACTTAAGGGTCTAATTAGTGACGCGAGTCAAAATACAGACGAGCCCCTCATTTCGCAAAAACTAAGTGAAGTGTCCGAGTATCTTGAGGAGTTCCGTAAGCGCGAGTTTGCGGACAAAGATCTAAACAAGATTCTTAAGACACAAGAACTTGTACAGGAACTAACTCAAAATGATTAGCATCAAGATTGGCGGACCACAGGCCACAGTAGAACTTAAAGCGCGCAAAGCTCTCGATGGTTCGCTTCTTATTATGGATCACAATAAAATTGATATTGCTGTGATGCCGAAGCAAATGAAAGTTACAACGATGCCTAAGACGACAATCTCGGATGATGTCTATGATTATCAGGATCGTCTGTTGGAGTTGCTAGCCGATAAAGGAATTGTTGATCGTTCCACCATCCAGGGAGGAAATGTATTCCGTTCATTAGAAGGAAAGATTTTTGAAAATGATGAGGTTAATCCTTTGCAGGCTGCCACTTATGTAATCGCTGAGTTTATTCACTACGAGGCTGAGCACGAGCGCATTGCCGACGAGTATGAGAGAGAGTTGGAAGATATGTATACGCATCCATCCGACCGCGACTCCACCGAATACGGCGAGGTTCCACAGTATGCCGAAAAGGGCTCAATGCGTCCTGGCTACTACTATCATCCACTACGCAACCGGTACTAAGTTATGTCTGATATGAAACTCATAATGGAAAGCTGGCGCTCATATGGTCGCGTCCTTGAGCAGGAGTATTCAGATTGCCCTACTAATAATGTTAAATTATCAGACGTTGCTTTAAGTATGGTCGGCACTATAGAAGACGACGAGCAACGCGCAAAGGAGATTGATAAGCTTGAAAAACAACTTAATAGTCCCCTTAAAGCAAGACTTGAAGATCTCGAACCGCTTGTCGGCGTTCTGGTCGGCGCGGGTGCTCTCTTTGCCCCGGCAACTGGCGGGCTCTCAGTGGGCATCGCCGGTCTTGTTGGGGCAACGGCAGGGCTAATTAGTAGCTTACTTCAACGGTCAAGCGCCAAAAAGATTGATACTGGCAAGAAAGAAATTCGACAACTTTTAAATGTTTTTTGCATTGACGATGAAACACTCGATTTGATCTCCAATGAGTATGAGGCAAAATACTACAACGAGTCAGGCATTTTTGATGAAATCAAAAGGCTTGTCGCCCAAGCCCTACAGGGCGACGACATGGAGGTCCCTGACCTGACCAAGCATTTGGTAACCTGGATTAACAGCAACACTGAATATAAAAATTCAGATGCTTCATCAATTGAAATGAAAAGATAAAGATAGTGGAACTATTACATTTTATACTTGCCGCTTACGGCATGACATTTATTATTATACACGGACACATCTTTAATAAGATCCGCCCACCCTGCAAATCAATGTGGGGATTTGGTCGTTTATTCCACTGCCATTTGTGTATGGGATTTTGGGTTGGTGTGTTTCTGTGGGGCATAAGTCCCTATACGGAACTATTTAATTTTGACTATACGCTCGTAGATGCATTTCTATATGGGTGTATTAGTGCTGGAACTTCATACTTTTTGAGTATGTTGGTAAATGATTTCGGGATCAAACTGGTCCATAAGGGAGGTGAATCATGAAAAAGTGGCAAATCCAGCCCGTGCGCCGCTGCTGCTCCGGTAGCTGACTATCTGTGGGGGTGAAAGCCCCCACGTTAAATTTTTAAACTTTAAGGGAACCAAAACAATGGCACGCAGAAAAAATGTAAAACGAATAGACCCAAGATACTTCTTGAACGAGACAGTGAATCGCAATGATGATGGTTCCCGACTTGAAGAGGATCTCGATGAGGGACTTTATGGAGATATCGATCTGGCAATGCCGGCCGACGAGCGCAGCGCGGAAGAACTCGCTGCCGACGATCTTGACGCGTCTGGTGAAGAGCGTCTCGCGTTTGAGAAAGACCCTAGGGCTCACTCGCGCGCTGCACGTACAATCGATCGATCCAACTATGCCACGAATCCTCCCGGCAAACAAGACATTTACCAGTTTCTTAAACAAGACCACCCAGAGGTTTGGGCAATGTGGAACCAGGAAGAAGAGATCGAAGAGGGATTCAAAGACTTCGTTCAGGGTGCTGACGACTTTATGGGCGACCTTATGCTGGGCAAGCCCCGGGGATACAGCAAGGACGCGCGCCAGAAACGTGCCCGCATGGACGCCGACACCGCAGCGCTCGACCAGAGGGTTGCCGATCGCGCTGCCCGCAAGAAGGAAAAAACCGCCAGCGACAGGGCGAGTGCGCAAGATCGAGCAAAGAGAAGAAAAGCCCAGGACATCCGAAACCGCCAATTAGATAAGTGGGAAGCCGGACAGAAAGAAAAGGAACGCGCCGAAAGAGATCGTAAGAGTCGCGAACGTGACCGCGATTTCGATGGTCCGACCCGGGCGTACAGAACAACCTACGAAGAATAATTATGGCCCAATTACTACGAGAATTTTATGAACTATGCGAAGGCGGCGTCTGTCAGGACTTACTGACGGAATCCGAGAAGTCCTTTGTCCGTGATGGTGGTATGATGTTGACCGGCAAACTGCAGGAGGCAGAGGTACAGAATGGCAACGGTCGCGTGTATCCGCTCCCGGTCTTGCAGCGAGAAGTAAAAAGATACAAAGATGTTGTTGATGATCGCCGCGCCCTAGGCGAGCTTGACCATCCAGAGTCTTCTATTATTAACCTTGTCAATGTGTCACATATGATTACAGAGGTATGGATGGATGGATCATCAGTAATGGGTAAGTGCAAAGTTCTTGACACGCCGTCAGGACAGATTCTACGCGCTCTGGTTGATTCGGGTGTCAAGATCGGCATCTCCTCCCGAGGCATGGGATCCGTAAGCGAAAGAATGGGCAAGACAATTGTGGAAGATGACTTCCAGTTAATTTGTTTTGACATTGTGTCCGAGCCTTCAACCCCAAATGCTTTCATGGCTTTGTCAGAAGGCAAGCTAATGAACGAACAAGTTCAGAAAAATAACAAGATTATTAATCTTATGAATGAGATTACTGGGGACTAAGAAATGAAAATATCAGAAGAAAGATTGAAAAAGATCATTAAAGAAGAAATTGATGCTGCAGTTGAGGAGGGCTTACTTGATAGACTTAAGGCTCGTGCTGCTAGCGCCAAAGGGAAAGCAGCCAGCGCTGCATCCAAATTAGGCGCCAAAGCTGCTGGTGCTCTTGGTGCGCCTGAAGCTGCAGCAGAACTTGAGCGCGCGGCGGCAGCGAGAAAAGGTGCTGCTCAAGATAAAGAAGTGGTTGTGTTGAGAAAGTCACTAGGCAAAAGAATAAAGAAGGTTCAAGCTCGATTTCAAAAAGAATTACAAGCTGCTCTTATTGACGCTGTAAAGCTAGGATTGGATGACAATAGGGCTCAACAAATAGTTTACGGTGATCTCAACAAAGTAAACGTATCTCTTAAACAAGCCATTGAAACATTGGCCGGTGTCGCAGCCGAGGAATAAATGAAAAAATCAGAATTCAAAAAACTAATAAAACCTATAGTTCAGGAATGTATTAAGGAATCGCTTCTTGAAGACGGGTTAATTTCCGGTGTTATTGCCGAGGTTGTCAAGGGCATGTCCTCACAGACCTTAATTGAAGCCAAAGCTCCAGAGCCAAAAGTGGAACCTGCTATGGAAAGAATGAAAGCAAATGCATTCAGTAAAGAGCAATCGGGTAAACTTAAGCAACACAAAAAGAAACTAATGGCTGCTATAGGCGGCGGGGCATATAACGGCGTTGACTTGTTTGAAGGCACAACGCCGGCGCCATCCGAGCAGTCACCAACGTCTCAGGCGTCATCGATGTCTGGACAGTCTTCACAAGACCCTGGAGTTGATATTACCAACCTTTTTGGATCAGTGGGACACAACTGGAATGCTCACATGAATGAAATGAAAGAGAGAAAATAGTAAAATGCCTGTCAATGTTAGAGTCACTAAAAGACGCGGAGAATCCGACGAAAAGCTAATCAGAAGGTTTAATCGCAAGTGTAAGAAACAAAAAATCGTACAGGAATATAGAAGTAAAACTGATTATTATATTAAGCCTTCTATAACAAAGCGATTGAAAAAACAAAAGGCCATTCGTGAGCAACAGAAGCAAGTAAGAAAAGAACAAGAGAAATTGTTTAGGTAATCTTGTTTTACTTTACTATTTAATAACGGAGAGATATAGATGTCAACATACAATTATAAGCCGGGTCTGGGTCTGGTAGGAGCCTATCAGGTTTCCGGTATTCCCTTTGTCAAAGGACCCATCGACAATGCGTCAGCTGGTGCTGGACCGCATAAAATCACGTTCCCCAATGTGACCAAGTTTATATCGGTAACAAACACAGATGAAACTAACGAGCTAATCTGCGGTTTTAGCTCCCTTGGAGTTAGCGAACTAACTAATGTGTTTGTGGTTCCGGCGACATCGTCCGTGCTATACGAACTAAAAGTCACAGAGTTTTACTATACGGGCTCAGTGGATGCTTTTGGTCTTCTTGCTGGGCTGACCTTTATCAATACGGATCAACTTGACCACACTGCTCTTTCACCGTCTGGTTCAAACTGGTCTGGCTCCCTTAACGCCTCAGTGGGGTAGCGCCCCGTGTCTGACCCTAAGAACAAATGGACGCAACCTGATGCGCCCCCGCCCCCAATGTTCTTTGGGCAAAACGAGCGTGACCTTGTAAAGCAAGTTAATGATGAGCTGGCCGAACGTGTTGTAGGTCAGTCAGTAGCTTACTATTCTGTCAGCATGAAAGACACTGACTTTAATTCAACATACGGCGAAGCAATAGATAAAGTTACGCTTCCGCCCGTGCGCGTGTTTGCGTACGTTATTGTTGACAACGAACAAGATAATGAAAAGTATGGATATGAATATCAATCCAAACTTACAATTAATTTTAATCGCCGCCGATTGGTCGAAGACCAAAACCTTTTTGTTCGCGCTGGCGATTTTGTTCAATATGGCGACTTATTTTACGAAATAGTAAAAACATATAATGATACAAGATATTACTTTGGACAAGTAGAGCACAAATTTCAAGTAAGTGCTGAGTGTGTTCGCGCTCGTAGAGGTCTATTTAGAGTTAAGGAAGCTATTACAAGACCTTAAAGGAGTAACGAGTGAATGTCCGATCCAAAAAATAAATGGACAAGACCCCAGACGCCACCGGCGCCAATGTTTTTTGGTGAAAAGGAGCGTAATCTTGTAAAGCAAGTTAATGATGAGCTAGCCGAAAGAGTTCTTGGTCAAACAATAGCTTACTATCCCATAAGTATAGAAGAATCAAACTTCAATGATGTTTATGGCGAAGCTAAAGAAAAAGTATCCTTGCCACCGGTGCGCGTGTTTGCATATGTCGATGTTCAAAATGAACAGACCAATACTAAGTTTGGTTACGAATATCAAACTAAACTCACAGTTAACTTTCATCGTCGCAGACTCGTAGAAGATCAGAATCTCTTTGTTCGCGTCGGTGACTTTGTACAGTATGGCGATGTGTTCTATGAGATTGTTAAAACCTACAATGATACTCGCTTTTATTTTGGACAGGTAGAACACAAGTTTCAAATTAGCGCCGAGTGTGTAAGGGCCCGGGATGGCGCGTTTAGAATTGTCCCCGGTATAGATCGACCTACCTTGCAACAGCAGGAAGAGTCTGATGTTTCATCCCCCGCTCCGCGACCGGTGCCATACCCTCCCTTAGAGGCGACGTACATCACACTTAATTCAGAAATCAAGCTACCAAATGAAAGAAGGCTCGCAGCGGGAACAGGTATAGAGTTTGTTGATGCAGGACCTAATAGCACCCTTACTATCTCCGCGACCGGCGAAGCTGCCGACGGTATCGTTGGTGCAGTGCAATTGCAGTCTGGGTCTGGCGCGTTTACGGGAGACAGTAACTTAGTCTTCCTAACTGGCTCTGGGCGCCTAGGCGTAAACACTTTTACACCAGATGTGACTCTAGAAATAGGAACTAGCTCTGTAGACACCAGCCCAGCAATTCGTTTTACGGGGTTACGTCCAAGGATCCAGTTTTTTGAAACCGACCAGACGACTCAATATCAAATTCAGTCCTCTAACGGTATGCTGAAGTTTCAGACACAAAACAATGATTTTGATAGTGCCACGGTTCGTTGGCAAATGAATTCAAGCGGTAATATGGCGTTTCGCGACGGCGCCGCAGGAGAGCCAATCCCAGCCAGAATTTATATATCAGGTTCTGGCAATCAAAATCTTTTGCAAGTCTCTAGTTCGGCGGCGGCTGATATATTAGTCGTAACTGGCTCGGGTAAAGTCGGTGTTAGAACCTCTAACCCATCTCATGAACTAACTGTTGTAGGGGGTCTCTCTGCGTCAGCCAACTCTTTCTTCGGCGGCGATGTTTCAATTGCCGGCACACTTATTGGTGGATCACCACTTAAGATCGCCGGCGCAATTGAGATTCATGATATTTCAAATGGCGGCGGTGTTGTCGCTAGCCTGGGCGATGTGTCTGAAGATGGGACAACCACGATGTCAGCCAGCGCTGGTCAGTTTGCTAATGTAACCTCAACAACTCTTATATCAGCCAGTGCAATGACAGCGACTACTTCTTTGTGGCATAACCTGACATGCTCATCCTTTGTGTCAGCAAGCTTGTATTTCGGTGATGGGCGACATCTTACAAACGTTACAGCATCAGCCATCACAACAGGAGACGGCCCAGTTGGTGCCCTTCAGTTTAGGGTTGACAATCCAATTTCAAATGAAATCAGTGGCACGACAAAAGTGTCATATAATGTTGCCAACAATAGGCTGACAGTTAATGGCGGTTTAGCACACAATAGAGTGTCTGTGGCGACAAGTTATACTGCGTCAGCTGGAAATTATATTATTGGTGTATCAGCAGTTCCAACAAACATATTGTTTAATGCCACAGATTTTTCTGCGGGTCAGACTTTAGTTGTTAAAGACGAGTCCGGACAAGCCTCTTCTGCAACCTCCGTAATTCTTAACCCAGCAGGATCACAAACGATTGACGGAGCCCCAGCTATATACCTTGAATCACCTTACGGATCGGTGTTCCTATACACCGATGGGTCCGACTGGTTTATTTATTAAAATAATTTAAAATATTTCTGATTCTTAATCGTCCAACTGGTATATATTTCAAGAGACTGATGTGGGTATATTTTAGATTCCTTCTCCTCCGTAGTGCTACCCTAAATTTGTGATTATAGTCTCGGTCATTTCCATAGGAGGATTTAAAAAATGGCTTATAAATTCCAAAGAGGATCTGCGATCCTTTCAGGTGCCCTTCTTCAAGAGGGTAACGTAGAGCTTGCTTCCGGCTTCGAAGTTGTTATTGGTAACGCTTCATTGTCGGAGTCTGAGCTTGAGATGCTTGACGGCATCACAGCTGGTTCAGTATCAGCTAATAAGGCAGTTGTTGTTGACGCTAACAGTGACGCTGACGGTTTCCGCAATGTCTCTGGTTCAACTCTGCTTGAGTTCGGCTCAGCTACATTCCTTGGTGGTTCAGTCACTGCTGCTACTTCGTTCATCATTGGTTCTGCCGATCTTAACGAAGCTGACATGGAGAAGCTCGACGGCATCACCAACGGTACTGTTGCTGCTTCTAAGGCAGTTGTTGTAGACGCTAACAAAGACGCTAGCGGTTTCCGTAACGTCGATGGCGACGGAGATCTGACAATGGCTACCATCACAATGACTGGTTTTGCAGTCGACGCTGATGGTGACACGGCTCTTAAGAGCCTTAAGGTGGACGATGGATCAACCATCGGTCCAGATTCAATCAGTGACATGATTACACTTGCTGGTGGTGGTGACATCACAATCAAGGACGGTGCTTACGACTTTGACATTGCATCTCACGATGCGACTAACGGTCTAAAGCTTGGTGGCGTACTCGTCACCTCGACAGCTGCAGAGCTTAACTTAGTCGACGGTATCACCGCCGGTACAGTTGCTGCTTCCAAGGCTGTTATCGTTGATGCCAACAAGGACATTTCAGGCTACCGTAACGTAGACGGCACTGGCGATCTCACAATGGCTACCATCACAATGACTGGATTCTCAGTCGACGCTGATGGTGACCTTAGTGCTAAGAGCCTTGTCTCTACCTCGACAGTTTCCGGTTCCGGTCAGCTCCAGGGTGCATCCGTTGCAGTCGACGGCGCTGGCGAGTTCGGCGGCGCGATCTCCGGTTCCAGCAAGCTTGAGCTTGGTGGCACAGTTCGTCTTGACGGTGTTGCATCCGCAGTGGCTGCTGCAGCAGACTTGGTTTACTTCCGAGATGCTGACGACAGCTTGATGAAGGGTGATTCTTTCGCTGACGTTCGTGACAACTTGATCTACGCATCGGTTTCCGGTGATGCTACAATTGCTGCCGGTGGTGCTCTCACCATCGCTGCTGACGCTGTTGAGCCTTCCATGATGAGCATCTTTGATGATTCATTGGCAGCTACCAACAAGCACATTATGATTGCTGACGGATCTGATTACAGTTCTTTCGAGCTTTCTGGTGACATTTCCATGACAAACGCTGGTGTAGTATCCATCGCTGCTGACGCTGTCCACGCTACCATGCTTAACGACGACGTCATTAGCGCCCAGACAGAGCTTGCTCTAGACGGACTTGCTGCAGCTGATGAGCTTTTGATCTCCGATGGTGGAACACTCAAGAAGATCGGTGTTGATAACCTCTTCATTGACGGTCCAGCATTGTTGACTGAAGCAGCTATGACAGTTGCTGACGATTACGTGATGTTCCTTGATGGCGGTGCTACTGGTGACGCCAAGAAAGAAAAGTGGGCTGATCTTGTAGGCTTAATGGCAGGAGCCGGTCTTTCGGCCGCTTCCGGTCAGCTTAGCGTTACTGGTAACGATGTTGCTCTTAAGGCTGATGGCGATGTACTCGCAGAAGGTTACAACTACTTCGCTGACATTTCAGCGGGCAATGTAGGCGTAGACCTTCCAGCAGCACCAACTGTTGGTGATGTTGTACACGTCAAGGCTGGTAACATTACCAACTCCCGTACCCTTAGAGTCGCGTGCCAGGGTTCTCACCTAATTGATGGCGAAGCCAACGTTAGTCTTGAGTCCCCATACGCTGCTATATCTTTGGTATACGTTGCAGCAAACGCTTGGAGAATCGTCTAGTCTAGAACTAGCTGGTTAATCCTGCTAATAAATTGGGGGTCCTCCGAAAGGGGGGCTCCCTTTTTAGTTTTGGACAACTATTTAAGGAAGCAGGAGAAGTTTTAATATGTCAGGATGGGTATACGGACCGGGTGGGGGCACAACGTCACCGGGCGGCAACGATAAAGAAGTACAATTCAATAATAACGGTTCATTTAGTGGCTCTGCCTTACTAATCACGGATGGCTCTGGGTCCCTATCGGCATCCGTGAATATATCAGCTTCTGCTTTTTATGGTGACGGTTCAAATTTAACAGGACTCACGGCGTCTGCTGTTAACGTAGCAGATGGTCCTGAGTATTCTATTCAATTTAGGAGAGACTCCCCTATAACAGGAGAGATCTCGGGCTCTGCCAACCTCAAGGTTAGCTCTGACACCACAAATCTTTTTATGTCAGGCACCACATTCCTTTCAGCCTCTGCAGCTGACGGACAAGATATTTTTGTTGGCTCGGGAACAGCCCGAACCATAGGAACTTTGATTGATGGCAGCGACGACTTCTTTGTGATGGGTCACGACGGTGGCGCTGTCACATTATCAGCCTCATCCGGTATTGAGCTTATTGGTGGGTCTGAAGGTGTTGGCTCCTTCGGGTCTGATATCAAAGTTTATACTACACAGGCTGGCACTACAACCGCCATATCGCTAGCCAACTCTGGCGATATTTCAGGCTCTGGAAATATCTCAGGCTCAAACTTCTACTTAAAACCTGGAAAATCTATTTTCTTCGATGGCAATACAGAAACCTTTAAGATTGCCAATAACGGTACCAACTTAGATATTAATGGAGCTAATATTATATTAAATGCTGCAACGCAAGTTTCAGCATCCTCTAACCTTTCTGCTTCTAATTTATATTCAACCACTCTTAATCTTACAAGTGATGCGATTATTGAGGGTCAAGTAAAAGTTGGCCCCGGTACAGGCGTGGGATATGTAGCCTCTAACGGAGATCCCGACACAAGAATCAGGTTTGGCGCGGCTGGTAGAGGCTCCGATTCGATATCGATTGAAGCTGGTGGTAAATCTTTTATCATTCTTGATGAGAATGGACTTGATGAGCTTATTTTAGGTGCTGCCTCTAGCGATGTAGTCTTTGTTTCTGGATCATTAACAGCATCAGTTGGTATGAGGGTATCCGCGTCGGCTGCTAACGGTGAAGATATATTTGTTGGCTCTGGAACAGTCCGAACGATAGGAACTTTGCAAGATGGTGGTGATGACTTTTTCGTCATGGGTCACGACGCCGGTAGTATTACGTTGTCTGCTTCATCTGGTGTTGAGTTTGTCGCCAATCCGTCTGAAGGTGTGAAATCCTTCGGTGCCCCAATCACTATTTTTGATGACCAAGCTGGCACTAATTCCGTTATATCATTGTCAAAAGGAGGCAACATATCTGGCTCCAATGGCTTAATTGCCAAAGGTAAGGTCACTTTTGGTGTTTCTGCTGAACAAACCATGAACTTCAGTGCTTCTGCTGGTGATTTCCGAACATATATTGTTAACTCTACAGGATCTGTGATTACTGGGTCTCTTCCTGGGGTTGCGTCACATGCTGACATAGGCTTGACTTACACTTTTAAAGACATTGCCGGCTCTGGATCAACCAACAATGTGGTTGTATCACCTTCGGGCTCGCAAAAGATTGATGGCGCCGCACAGGCCAAGATACAAACTGATTATGGAGCACTAACTGTAACAGCATTCTCCTCATCAAAGGGCGGCTTTGGCTGGGGAATTGTTTCAACAACATAAAGGTATTATAAGATGGCATTAGTATTAGAGAATGGTATTTGGTTATTACAGTCCGGCGGCAGTAATGTCACAGCTGTTGCTCAGACCAAGGTTCCTGCAGCTGGAACCCCGTCGAGTATCGCAGATGGAGCTACGCTAGACGCCGGGATGCTAAGTGGATGGACTGTTAAAGATCCAAATGGAGTTTTTAATGCTATGGTGGATGATGGCACTACATTTAATGTCAAATTCGATCAGGGAGACGGAGGCACCTCAACACCTTCTAATGGCAATGGCATCTTAACCAATGGACGTATTATATACCCTAACCTTCTTATGGGTGATTTTGATCTATCCATATATGTTGACCAAGGTGCAAGTGCCGAGAATGTAAACACAGAGATAGCTTTGATGGCTGGCGGCGGCAATGCGACGGGTGAAGCTCACTGGCTGGGACATAGATATGGAAGATGGAACGCAGCCAACGCTAAATACTATGGGATAGGCGCCTGGGCATCCGGTGGACTTACACACAACGGAACTCAGAATGTGTCTAGAACTACAGCAAGGTGGGTCGGTCTAAAGCGCGTCAGCCAGACAGTTTCGTTCCGCGAAGGCGGTACGGCGGCAACTCCAAGTTGGTCCGACACCGACAAACAGTGGGATGCGGGAGGAGGCGCTGTGTCGATCGGAATATCATTCTTTGCTGGTTCCGCATCAGAGGAAACTTACAGACTTTATAAAGTCATACTTAACGGCTCCGAGTATACAGCTACCCCATAATCGAACTTTTGTTGTTATACAGTCGACCGCACTAACTTTACGCTTCTTAAATAAAACTGTTTTCGTCATTTAGAGAAATAAAACACTATTTATTTTTGACGAGTTATCGTGTTTGGAGTTAATTTTTATGTCTTCACTATTAGAAGAGGCGATCGTAGACGCCAAAGCCCTTAAGGAAGCAGCATTGAAGAATGCTGAGAATGTTGTATTGGAAAAGTATTCTGGCGAAGTTAAGAAAGCATTAGATACTTTACTAGAACAGGAAGATTTAGAAGAGGGTGAAGTGGATGAGACTCAAACACAGTTCACGGAGGATGTTCCCTATGCTTTTCAGAACGAAGAGCTAGACGAAGCCCCAGAAGACGAAATCGTTGAAATCGACTTTGATGCGTTGAAGACACGCCTAGAAGAGGAAGATGAAGTTGTAGAGGAAGATACCCTCAACGACGCTTTAGAAATGGCTGACGAAATAGCAGAAGGCGATCCGCTAGATAAAATGGCAGACCGCGATGCCGAAGAGGATGCCGCCGAGCTAGGCGCCACCCCCGTCGAGCCACTAGAAGAAGACGAGGACCTTAACTTGTCCGAAGACTTTATTAAAGAATTAGTAGAAGAACTAACCCTGGATATGGACACATCTCCAGCAGGTTTCTCTTCGCTCGGTGGTGCTGAAAATAGCGTGCTGCAGGCAAACAATGATGCCATTGCAGCCGCTAAGGAAGCACACCTTGAGGAAGAAGAGGAAGAGGAGATTGAAGAAGATACCGCACCAGACGTTGTGCCAGTTGAACTTCACGAAACAAAGATCTCCGAACTTACAGAATCTAACAGAGAGCTTCGTGCTCTCATTGTTGAAGCAAAGGATCAGCTTACAAAGCTGAATCTTGATAACGCCAAGCTTGTTTATCAAAACAAGGCTTTGGGCAGCGCCTCCCTGAATGAGCGACAAAAAACACAAATTGTCGAAGCTGTTCAATCTGCCAATTCTGTTGAAGAAGCAAGTATGATTTTTGAAACAATTCAAAACGCAGTGGGGGCATCGGCTGATCCCCGAACACGCCCACAAACACTTCGTGAAGCAGTTCAAAGACCTACATCGCTTTTGATCAATTCTAAGAGAAACAACAAGGCAACTAAGGACCCATCTATGGGTCGTATGCTGCGTTTAGCAGGTTTGAATAAATAAACAATAACATTCAGGAGGATATAAAAATGTCTATTGTAGAAAGATTGACTGAAGGTATTGTCAATCGTGACCTCTCGACCGAGGGTGCCGCACTTATTTCTAAGTGGGAGCAGACTGGTCTTCTAGAGGGCATTTCCGATGATACCCAGAGAAACGGTATGGCCCGTTTGCTTGAAAACCAAGCAAAAGAGCTTCTCCGTGAGTCCAGCGCCATGGCTGCTGGAGATGTAGAGGGTTTTGCAGCTGTTGCATTCCCACTAGTACGCCGAGTATTCGGCAATTTGATCGCCAACGATCTCGTTAGCGTTCAGCCAATGAGTCTCCCATCGGGTCTCATTTTCTTCCTTGACTTCACCTTTGGTGGAACACTCAGCGACACGACAGGCGACCGCCTTGCCAACGCCGTTGACACGTCCCTCTATGGTGGTGGTCGAGTTGGTGCCCAGATCACCGGTGGTGTTCTTCTAACGAACGCCAACGCTGAGACTGGACCATACGCCCTTAACAACGGCTACTCTTCGCCAACCGGTTCAATTGGTATGGCCTTTACTGTAGTCGCTTCGGGTAACGTTGGTGCTGGTGGTGTTCCAGATTTTACTATTTACGCTGGTAACACGCCAACAGCTGGCTATGAGACTGATCGTCTTCTACGCTTCGACCCAGATCTAATTTCTGGTTCACAGTTCGTAGTTGCTACAATGCCAAGATCCACTTTGGTTGCTGCAGATGTAAACTTGGAAGACCTTGTTGCACTTACACTTTCACAGTCGCTTGGTGTCAACACAATTCAGGTTCGACGTCTCCAGAGAGAGTCGTTTGTCGATGAGGGCAAGATTCTTGTCACAGTCGCTTCTACGACTGCTTCAACAACTGCTGCTCACCTTGCCGCGCTTTCAACGATCGTTGGTGGTCACGAGCACATCGCTGCTCCATTGGCTGATAACTTTGTTGTTGGTGGTGCCCTTGGTTCAGTCGAAGGTGCATCTGAGTGGGGTCTAGAGAACCAGGAAGCAATTCCAGAGATCGACATCAAGGTCGACTCAGTGGCCGTCACAGCTGTCACTAAGAAGCTCAAGGCTAAGTGGACTCCAGAGTTGGGACAGGATCTCAACGCTTACCACAACCTTGATGCCGAGGTCGAGCTTACTCAGATTCTTTCTGAGCAGATCGCCCTTGAGATCGATCGTGAGATCCTTGAGGACCTTATCAAGTTGTCCACCGGTGGCACTCGCTACTGGTCGCGTCACCCAGGTCAGTTCCTCGATCGCGAGACAGGTGCTGTTTCTAGCGTTACGCAGGACTTCACCGGTAACGTCAGTGAGTGGTACGAGACACTTGTTGAGACAATCAACGACGTCTCCGCACAGATCCACAGAAAGACACTCCGTGGTGCTGCAAACTTTGTGGTTACATCCCCAGAGATTGCTAACATCCTTGAGTTCACAGCTGGTTTCCGTGCTAACGTGACTGCTGATGCTGATCGTGGTGATATTGGTGCCGTTAAGGTTGGCGCTCTCTCCAAGAAGTTCGACGTTATGGTCGATCCATACTTCCCACGTAACTTGATCCTTGTGGGTCGACGCGGAAGTAGTTTCCTTGAGAGCGGTTATGTATACGCACCTTATGTGCCACTACAGACCACACCTACTATCTTCGGTGTAGAGGACTTCGTACCTCGCAAGGGTGTTATGACCCGTTACGCCAAGAAGATGGTCCGTCCAGATATGTACGGCTTGGTCATCTGCCGAGGTCTCGAAGGCTAATTTAGCCTGACTTGAGGTCAAAATAATGAAAGCCCCGTCTCTTTTGAGGCGGGGCTTTCTATTTATTAATAGATAAAATCTGAGGGACCTTAATGTCAATTCCAAATTTAAACCCAGCCTCCACTTCAAACGCTAATATTCTTCCCGTTACAGGGGCAGCTGCAAATGTGGCAGCTACACTACCTTTTGCTATTTACGCTAATTCAACTGCCTTCCTATCGGGAGCCGCCGATCAGGTTGCGTATACCTATAAGAAGTTGGGCGGCGATGTACTGGACATTGAGTTGGCAGAGGGCTCAGTATATTCAGCCTATGAGGAGGCTGTTCTAGAATACTCGTATCTTGTAAATCTATATCAAACAAAGAATTCTCTTTCATCTCTCTTGGGCGCGACGACGGGCTCCTTTGATCAAGATGGGCAGATAGTATCTGGAAGCTCTCTCTCAGGGTCTAATATTGCTTTGCGATATCCAAAGTTTGATTATGGCTATGTTCGAAGAGTTTCGGAAGGGCTGGCAACAGAAGCTGGTTTCGGCGGTACAACACCAATTTACTCTGCTTCGGTTGACAAAGTCACCGATCAGCAAGATTATGATTTGCAGACTTTAATTTCATCTTCGGCTGCAACTGATACAACTGCTGCTTACTACGGGCAAGTTGGCGATAAAAGAGTTATTATTAGAAAAGTGTTTTTCAAGACGCCACGAGCAATGTGGCGGTTCTACGGCTACTATGGTGGCTTTTCTGTTGTGGGCAACCTTCGTACATACGGACAGTACGCAGATGATTCAACCTTTGAGATCGTACCAACTTGGCAAAACAAGCTTCAGGCAATCGCCTACGAAGATGCTCTGAATGTTAGAGTCTCGCACTACTCTTATGAAATACACGACAATAATCTAAGAATATTCCCCACGCCCGATAACACATCGCCACAAAAGTTTTGGGTTCAGTTCAGTATTGAAAGACAGTATGAGCCTTGGGAAGACACCGGTCGAGGTGACACGGGCGCTGAGGGCATTAACAACATAAACACACTGCCATTTGAGAATATTCCGTTTGAGAACATTAATGCGATCGGTAAACAATGGATCCGCAGGTTTGCCTTGGCCTTAACAAAAGAGATACTCGGACAGGTAAGAGGTAAATTTTCCACTGTTCCTATTCCAGGTGAATCAGTGACATTAAATGCGTCTGAATTACTATCACAAGCCAGAACTGAAATGGATCAGTTGAGAGAGGAACTTAAAACTATTCTTGATGATACTACCTATGACAAGCTGGCCACCGTTGATTCATCACTGCAAGACTCCGCTAAGAAGGTTCTAGAGAACATTCCAACCGGCATATTCGTAGGATAGTTTAATGTCACGCAGCAAAAGATCCGAAAAGCAAATAAAAGATAAGAGATCTCAGCGATTTGATTATGTGGGGGATAAGGATGTAGCAAAAAAACTTCAAGAAATTGAGTTTATGCCATCTTCTTTGGAAACCATTGATAGAGCTATGCTTAGTTTTATTGATGAAGAGCTTAATCTTTTCACTAATACCAATGATGGGTTCAAGAAAGTCCCAGTCCTTTGGGTTACAGCCGAGCGTGCCTTTCAGATAAAACATAATAAAGACTTAAGAGATAAAGAAGAAACATTGATTCTTCCTTTAATCACTGTTAATCGCTCAAGCGTGACGAAAGAAGACAACTTTCGTGGCACTGTATTCGCCAACTTGTATCCTATTAATGATGAAAAGGGCGGCACTATAACGATTGCCAGACAGATTAATCAAAAGAAAACAGCAGAGTTCCAGAATGCACAGGCTAATAGAAAATACGGCGCCGACGGTAACGTCTCTAGTAAGATGCTCAATACCAATAAAAGAAATATGTCTACGGCGAAAGCTGTTTACGAAACAATAACAATCCCTATCCCTACTTGGATTAAAGTAACCTATGAGATATCTATCAGAACAGAGTATCAGCAGCAAATGAATGAGTTAATTCGTCCGTTTATAACAATTCCAGGTAACTCAAGAACACCAAAACGCATTGAAGCCGAAGGGCACTATTACGAAATATTTATTGATGGTAGTTTTGCAAACAACTCTAATCAAGCTAATCTTGGAATGGAGCAGAGGAACTACGAAACCAATATTAATATTGAAACTCTTGGTTATCTTATTGGTGAGGGAGAAAACCAAGAAAGACCAAAGATTGTGCGGCGCGAAAATGCAGTTAGCATAAAGCTTGGACGAGAGAGAACAATTCTTGGCGATATTCCTGAGAATATAAAGGACGGATTTTACAGAGAATAATTCTATTCCTACTACTTAGCACTATTTACTTTGAACATTTTCGCAATGTAGGAGAACCGAACGAATGTCAGTTAAAAATTACCGATTTGTATCCCCCGGCGTTTTTGTCAATGAAATTGACAACTCACAGCTACCAGCCTCGCCAGCAGGTATAGGACCAGTCATCATCGGACGAGCCGAAAAAGGGCCGTCACTAAGACCAACAACTGTTAGTTCTTTTGAAGAGTTCGTTAATGTTTTCGGCACCCCAAACCCAGGAAACTCTGGCGATGACGTTTGGCGCCAGGGCGCAAACACAACTGCCACAACTTATGGTGCGTACGCCGCGCAGGCTTATCTTCGTAATAGTTCTCCTCTAACTTACATTCGCTTGCTTGGAGCAGAGACTGATAATGCGTCGGGCGGTGGCGAAGCCGGCTGGGATGGTGGAACAAACGGAAGAGCCTGGGGACTCGTAGTATTCCAAACCGGGTCGTCTGCTGCTATGGGCTTGACAGGTGCGTTAGGCGCCATTGTATACGCTGAGGATAGCGTTAGCTTAGAACTAAGTGGTAATATTCTTGAGAATAGAGACACCTTGACGAACCGCTATGTTGACTCTGGCATGGCGATCACAGGCTCTGATCTAGTTATACTTTCTACCAACAATTCATCGAAAGAATTCAAGGCACTTATCAAGAACAGCACGGGCACTATTTTAGACACCATTACATTTAACTTCAATCAAAATGATTCGAAGTACATTCGAAAGGTTCTCAACACAAATCCGCAGCTATTAAATGGCGAGATTACGACTGCCGCCAATGAGAAGAATTACTTCCTAGGCGAGACATTTGATCGGCACCTTACCAATGTTTTGACAGATACTGATTCTTCCATCGCGGCAGCTTTTGTTAGAATCAACAACTCCACCACAGAGGGCGACGACTTTAGATACGAAGCGCAAGCTGCAGAGACTCCGTTCATCATCAGCTGCAAGCTCTCTCCATCGGCTGAGCCAACAAAGCTGTTTAAGTTTGTTGCGAGGGGCAAGGCAGGTGATTGGACAAACAAAAATCTTAAAGTATCCATTCAAGATATTAAGCGCTCCACAAATGACGATGATCCTTACGGCTCTTTCTCGGTTGTAATTCGGCACCTAAGCGACAGTGATAATGTAGTGAGGGTGGTTGAGCAGTTTAATAACTGTAACCTAAATCCAAACTCCCTTAACTACATTGGTCGCAAGATTGGTGACTCCTATCTGGACTGGCGCCAGGATGAACGAAGATACAGGCAGCAGGGTAATTACGCTAATAATTCTGACTACGTTTACGTTAGTATTAACTCTGATGTCGACGCCGGTAACACAAACCCAAGCTTGCTCCCATTCGGATTCCAGGGAATTGTTAAGTATATTGATATTTCATCTCATGTTGCTGGACGACAGGCTAGCTGGCTCTCCGCATCGATCGGCTCGGGCTCGATGAACGACCTCGTCGCCGCGTCGTCAGGTTCAATCTTTGTCGTGTCATCCTCGGCGCAGGCATCTGCCGGCGTCTCGGTAACAGCCTCGGTTGAGTTCCCAAGACCAGTTCTTCGCGTTAACGCGTCGGACGGAAACTTGGCTAACCCAACAGATGCATACTTCGGTGTCCAAACGTCTGAGGCGGCTACTTCTACTGTTTTTGGTAAGTCAACCATTGACTTGTTCAGACCACGAGGTGGCGCTGTTGGATTCACGGTTCCAACTAATGGTGCTCTTTCCCCAACATTTACCTTGGATGATATTTCTGGATCTGATGGGACATATGTGACCGGATCAGGTAACTCCGGTACCGAAACATCCCTGACCGCTCAGAGTGGCGCTGTATCAGGCGTCCTAGATCAAGGATACGATCGTTTCACAGTTCCACTTTTCGGTGGCTTCGACGGTGTTGACATCCTTCAGATGGATCCATTCTCTAGCGTTAAGGGAATGCCTTCAGCGCCAACCGACGATAATAGTTACGCCTTCTTCTCAATTAGAAGAGCCATCGACTCTATCGCGGATCCAGAGGTGGTTGAGATGAACCTTGCAGCCATCCCGGCTCAGACTCAAGACGGTCTCACAACGCACTTGGTCAGAACTTGTGAGGAGCGTGGTGACGCCATGGCTGTTATTGATCTTCCGGACGCATTCGTTCCTAGAGAAGACGGCGAGGAACTCAACAGAAATAACACTGCTAGCACAATCACTACACTTATCAATGGGCTTCGGAGCAGGAACCTAAATTCCTCTTACGGCGCGGCATACTACCCATGGGTCAGAGCTAGGGACACCATTAATGGTTCGTTCATATGGCTTCCACCATCTGTCGCGGCCATCGGCACATTCTCTAGCTCACAGCGCAGAACACAGGTTTGGTTCGCACCAGCTGGTTTCAACCGCGGTGGACTCACAGAAGGTTCCGCAGGAATTCCAGTTGTTGACGTTGCACACCAGCTGCGCCGAAAGGATCGTGATGACCTCTACGCTGCGAACATTAACCCAATTGCTAAGTTCCCAGCAGAAGGTATTGTGATCTTCGGTCAGAAGACACTGCAGGTTACCCCTTCGGCATTGGATCGTATTAACGTACGACGACTAATGATCTTCGTCAAGAAGCGTATCTCGCAGATTGCCAGTGGCATTCTCTTTGATCCAAATATTCAGACAACTTGGACGAGATTCACATCGCGAGTTGATCCTTTCTTGGCTGATGTAAAGACAAACTTTGGTCTTTCGGATTACAGAGTTATTCTTGATGATACAACCACAACCCCTGATCTTGTAGATAGAAACATTCTATATGCGAAGATTTTCTTGAAGCCAACGCGGGCAATCGAGTTCATTGCGATTGACTTCAATATCACAAGAACAGGAGCGTCATTTGACGATTAAATAAAAGTGGGGGAGTTCCGACTCCCCACACTATTTAACTTAGACCTATCAGGAGATAATAACAATGGCCTTTTGGACAAGCGCACTTTCAGAACCTAAGAGACAACACAGATTTATTTTGAGATTCCCGGAGCTTATCACGCCGGATGGAGACTTTGCGTACGCCGAGTATTTGGCCAAGTCTGTTACAAAGCCCTCCTACACAGTTGGCGAGACATCGCACAAGTTTTTAGGGAACACATATTACTACCCAGGCGCGGTCACATGGAATGAATGCACAGCGACTATTGTTAACTCCGTCTCGCCAGATGGTAACGAGCTTCTTTATCAGGCACTCCAGCAGATGGGTTATCTAAAGCCTGACGTTCAGGAAGATGTTTTCCTACAGAACCTTCCAGCCTCAACGCCGAACAAGCAGGCTGCGCTAGCAGCGCTTGGTCAGGTTCAGTTTGACGAGCTTTCTGGAGAAGGTGGTACACTTGGAACTTGGAAGTTGCAGAATGCTTTTATTACAAATGTAACTTTCGGTGATTTAGATTACGCAGGCGAGGAACTTCTAGATATTACAATCCAGATGCGTTACGACTGGGCAACTTATGACGTAGGTCCAGCAACTAGAGCTTTAGCAAACATTCGATAAAAGAAAGAGACGGTGATTTTTGAGTAGAAATTCAAACAGACAAGGGGCGCCTGATGTGCCCCCGCCACCACAACAGCAACTACCAGAACAATTTCAACAAAACTTATTTTCCTTCCCGGTCCCAACGGAGTTCGTTGAACTTCCAAGTAAGGGACTGTTTTATGGTGAAGGACACCCACTTCATAAAGTAGAAACAATTGAAATTAAACACATGACAGCAAAAGAGGAAGATATCCTCTCCTCCGAAGCGCTGATTAAAAAGGGCGTCGTTATGGATAAGCTTTTGCGCTCTGTTTTGGTGGATGATAACATTAACCCTTCATCGCTTTTGATTGGCGATAAAAACGCTATTATTATGTCCGTCCGAGAGACAGGCTTTGGTCCATTGTATGGAACAAGCGTAAATTGTCCTTCTTGCGGGCACCTGAACGAAAAAGAGTTTTCTCTACAAGAGAGAGAAATTAAAGAATCTAATTTGCTCGAAAATGTGCAACTTCTGGACAACGGCAACTTTTTGCTTACGGCTAACGAGTATAACCCAGAGATTACTTTTGAAATCAAATTACTGACCGGTCATGATGAACAGAAAATCAGCAAGTATGTCGAAGGAAGACGAAAGCTTAAGATGGAAGTTGGTACTGTTACAGAACTTTTGAAGAACATCCTTGTATCTGTTAATGGCATCTCACAGCCGAGCGCTTTGCAGGAGGTCATAAATCAGATTCCAGTCAATCTATCAAGAAAAATTCGTAAAGCTTACGAAGAGGCAATGCCAAACATTCAACTAAAAGCCGATTTTAATTGCGACAACTGCTCCCACATAGAGCGAATGGAGGTGCCGATTAATATCGACTTTTTTTGGCCTAAACTCTGATTATCAAGCAACTTTATACGAAGAGTTCTTTATTTTAAAGCAGCATGGAAATTGGTCTTTTGCTGAGGCTTATTCGCTTCCCACTGGATTACGGCGCTGGTTCTTGGATCGACTCGTAAAACATTTTGATGAGAAGAAGGCTGCAGAAGAGAAAGCTATGTCGGGCGCACGATAAGTGCGCCTTTTTCTTTATGCTACTATTTAATTAGAAGAGGTGTTCCCACATGAGCAAAGATGAGATTGTTATTGATTTAACGGATAAGTCCCTTAATGAGAGGCTTTATACAGATTTTTCTTATAAGGTCAACCGATTGTTGCTGGATTTATATGACGCCGGCGTAAATATTAACCCCACTATTAGAGGGACACAAGCTCAGATTGAGTCGTTCTTTAAAGCTCTTCGGGGCGAGAAGAGGTATATGGATTCTTATATAAGACACGGACTGAGCGACTCTAGAACCATGACGAACAGAAGAGACTTAGATAGAGCAGTCTCTGGATTTGAGAAAGAAACAGGCTTACGGTGGCCGTTTAAGAACTAGGCGGCTAAGCAATGTCTGAAATTACAGATCTCACAGCAGCAGTTAACAGACTCACGGCACAATTGCAGGGTCAAGGCACCGCTGGTGGTCAAACGCCTGAGCAAATCGAAGCTAAAAGAAAAGCCGCCGAAAAGTTTTACAAGTTAGAAAGAGAAACTCTTAAAAGCAAAAAAGAACTTGCAGCTCTGGATTCAAAATATCAAAAAGAGCAACTTGACTTTTACAGGAAACAAGCTGTAGCTATTGGCGAAGGAAACGAAGGTTACGAAGAAGCTATTGGGCGCGCCAAAGAACTTTCGGATTCAAATCAAAAACTAGAACGCAGCACAAAAAACCTGAATGCCGAGTTTGAAAAGGGTGCAGCCGAAGCTGACAACCTAGCTAACAGTTTCCTTAAGCTTGACAAAGAAGGCGCCAAGTTCTTCCAAACTATTGGCGCCTCGCCTCGGAGGTTAGCTGGATTCGTTACTGGTCTTGGTAAAGCAGTAATAACAGGAGATTTGTTTGTAAAAACTTTCCAAAAGGTAATTGGCAACTCTATTAATTTTGCTTTCGAACTTGATAGGCAAAACGCTGCCTTTAAGAGGTCAACGGGCGCCGGAAATGAATACGCAAGTTCTATTGCAAATGCTGGACTAGCCTTCGCAGCTTACGGAATAAATGTTGAAGATGCCGGTGCAGCCGCACAAGATTTATTTTCTAATTTCCGTGATTTTACAAATCTTTCCGAGAGTGAGAGAACCAATGTCATTGCCACAACCGCAACGTTAAAACAGTTTGGCGTTTCTGCGACTACGACCGCCACGATTCTTGATCAAGCAACAAAGTCTTTATACATGAATACTCAAGAAGCCGAGCTTCTAACTAGACAAGCCGCAACATTGGCGATAGACATAGGAAAACCATTAACAGAAGTTGCGGGAGACTTAGCATCTGCAGGTCCAAAATTGGCTTTTTACGGCAAGCAAATGTTTGATGTGTTCGCACAGTTAGAAAGACAATCAAAGGCTACGGGCTTGTCGGTCGATTCTTTGCTTGGCTTGGTTGGTGAGAAGTTCGATACCTTTGAAGGCGCAGGACAAGCTGTAGGGCGCCTCAACGCCATCCTGGGCGGACCATACCTTAACTCCATTGATATGTTGAACGCCTCTGAGGCTGACCGTCTTGAAATGATTAAAGAAGCTATTGAGGCCGGCGGTGTTCAATTTGATCAATTGAACAAGTTTGAGCAAAAAGCATTTGCATCTGCCATGGGAACTGATGTTGATACTCTTCGTAGGTCTTTAAACGAGCTAGATCCAGAAGTTCAACTACAAGCGCTACAGCAAGAAGAGTTGGCAAAGCGCGCCGGCGATGCTCGCTCCATAATGGAAAAACTAACCGATGCAATCAATTCGCTGATTATTTCTTTTGCTCCTTTAATAACCAGCGTATCTGAGGGTATAAATAAGTTCTCTGATTTTGTACAGAAAGTAAATGAAGGCAAAGCCAGCTTTATGGATATAGAGTTTGGTGTTGGGAAACTAGCCCTGGCGCTGGGGGGTCTAGGGCTTGCACTCAAAGCTGTAGGGTTCTTATTTAGTCCTTTTATGCGTTTGCCTAGTTTACTAAGAAGATCGACAGGAGAGATGTCAGGCTTGGCTTCCCAAACTGGACGAGCTGCCGGCGCAGCCGGTAAGTTCAGTCGCTTCGCCCGCGGAGGCGCATTTGGTCTAGCTGCTGGAGCAACAGGTTACGCCACCGCAAAGGGTGTTGATTATTTTAAATCGAAAGGACAAACCGGGGCAGCGCAAGCAACATCTATTGGCGGCAGTGTTGCTACCGGCGCCTTGACCGGTGCTGCTATCGGATCATTTATACCCGTCATCGGTACTGGAATTGGCGCATTGGTTGGAGGTGCAATCGGCGGCGCGGCAGGCGTTAGCAGTGCTACAAAGATTCAGGATGGCGAGATAAAAATGGTTCAGTTCAGCAACCAAGATACATTTGAAAGAGTCGCTGACGGCGTCGTCGCTGCTAAGCCAGACGGAACTTTGGATAAGGCGATTAGGGAATCTGTTGAAAAACAGACCGCTGTCCTTGTTGAGGCTATACAAAACGCGATGAATGTACAGGTTCAGGTCGGTGACCAGCAATTAGGTGATGTTGTTGTCAAAGCTATGAACTCTACAAGAGGAAGAAATTCAATTTCCCCATTTTACGAGGGATAGGAGGTAAAGTAAATGGCCGACAGAGTAAAACAACCAACATTTTTTAATGATTCAAATTTTTTAATTCATATCACTCATATTCCAACCAATAAAAAGGTTGAGTTTCATTCGTGGCTTACAGGCTTTACTGATGCTTTTTCCTCTACTTGGCAAGGAACCCCCGTATACGGGCGAATGGACGATTTATACACCTTTGCCAAAACTGGACGCGTGATAACAATGAGTTTTGATGTTGTGGCAGCTGATATTAACGAAGCAAGGCTTAATCAGGCAAGACTTAATACACTAACTCAGTTCTTGTATCCTGTATATTCTAATCCAGTTGCCGGCGGATCCTCTAGAGAAAATAGTCAGGTTCTCAAAGCCGCGCCTCTATTGAAAATGAAGTTCAACTCTCTTGTAAGAAACGCAGTCGATGGAAGCGACTTGGTTGGTTTTTTAAATGGTTTTACATATGCTCCAAATATAGAGGTGGGTCAGTTTTTTGCTAATAAAGATAAAGACTTTGTTTATCAATCTCATAATGTTCAATTGACGTTTAACGTGCTGCACACACACCTAACTGGCTGGGTACAGACAGAAGGTGGTCAGGGAGCCGATGGTAAAGTTACATACTCTTTTGGAAGGGCTGACCAATCGCGCGAGGCTGCCAGCTTAAATGGAAATTTCCCTCACGCCGGCGCAAGTGGTTATGTCCCCAAATATCCAAATCCAGACGTCGGACCACCACAGATAACAACTCCCGATCTCAATAACGACGGGGTTGCCGATGTTTGGCAGACCGGAATTGGCACAAATCAAACTGAAGCTGAGGCTCAGCAGGAAAAAATTACTAAGAAAACCTAGGAATTCATATTATGACCAGCAGATACGATAACCGACGAGTTCTTAAAAACAATCTAGAAGAGTATGAGAATATTCTTGAAGACAGGGGAGTCAAACAAATCTTCCAGTATGGAACTAGATTTATAAAATATCCAACTGTCGATGAAATCAAGAACCTAACAAGGGTGCAACACGTCTGGAGTGTAGGAGACAGGTACTACAAACTAGCTTCAAAGTATTACGGCAATCCAAAGTATTGGTGGGTTATTGCGCATTATAACAAAAAACCAACCGAAGCTGATCTGACTGTCGGAGATATTATTTACATACCGACTCCGCTAGAAAAGATATTAAATTACATTTTGGAATAAAGGATGACACAGCCCAATAACATTAAACAAGCAGTTGATTTTTTGATTAACAACAAAATTATAGAAAATATATGTCAATCATATGTCTATGAATACTTGTCTTCTGGTGGGGCTGCCCCCGAGGGTGTAGACCCAGCTGTGTGGGCTGATAAACTCAATACACTTCTGGAGGCTTATAAGAATGATCCTGATTTTGCGTTCTTAAAAGAAACTTATACAGACGAAGAGACCGGTGAGGAGGTTACGGAATACAAACGGGTGGACAACACCAAAGAAGCCTATGATAATTTCGTAAAAAACCAATTTACTCTGCACACAAATACGGTTGCTTCTAACACCTACAAGTCGATAAGGAAACTTTTTACAACTGAACTTGGAAAGTCCGTTTTGTACACAATTCTACAAAACGCAAATGAAGTCTTCCGAGATCCTAGACTTAATCCAAGGGAGGATGTAGCGAATATTGAAGCTGCCAATCTCGGTGGCGCGGTAGACAAGCCAGTGTTAGACTGGCCAACTGCTGGAATGACACTAAATTTACAAAGCGAAGGCATTTATTTGTTCTTTCTGTTTGTGTATCAAACAGGGTGGTTCACAAAAGATTATACAGAAAACTTACCTGTAAAACTTGGCGCAACTTCGCTGCCAGATGATAGGGCTGAACTAGGTGATCGTTTTGCGGGCGTCCTTAATCCCATCTACTTCCCGTACATGGTACCAGACGGCGCGCCAGTTTACGAGACGAAGACTGTAAGAAACCCAGGGTCCGTTCGAGACGGTATACCCCCTTCCACTAGGGAGGTTACAAAACTAACAGAAAACACTGAGCTTGTTGGTATCCCTGCAGGGGGAACTTTCGGTCCTGCAGATGTTGAAATATCATATATGTCTAATGCCGGCACAATTGAAGTCAAAACAAGAGAAGAGCTTGAAAGTGAAGGTTATGATTTTAGAGGTCTTACCGGCGGATTGTACGACGAAAGACCCGGGCAGCCTTTTGCGGGAAACATTTTATTTTATAATGGCGGTGATGAAGTCCGACAAGCGCGCGGACCTATATTCGAAGCTATATACGGTTGGAATGAAGATGTAATAACCTCTATAGCCACCTTATATCCAAGCGTAACTTGGTCAGTCTTTAAGTCAGTTTTATTAGATTTTGTTGGAGAAGTTGACAAAAATATTAAGCAGGCCGAAGGGATACTAGGCGCTGATGAGGGTGACGTCAGAACACCCTTCACTAAAAAAGTGGTTAGAACACCGAAGAAAGAAGCCCTGAAGCCAGTCGATCATCAGTGCTATTTGTTGGAAAACATTAGAGTTTTAACTGAGTATAAAGATAGCGTTATTGCGGGTGGTGTGGAAAAATATGAGAATATCAGCACGATATATAACAGTACACAAGGAAAGAATTCACTCCCGGGCAACTTGATTTCGTATATTAATCATGCAGACAAAACTGACGAAGTAAACGCTCTTTTAAACTTATGTCCGGAGGTGTACGCTCTACTAACGCCACATATTAAAATATATCGCGTCGAATATGAAGGTGAAAATAAGTTAATTCCTACACTTCAACAGGAAATACCATTTCCAAACTTCATAGACCCGTCGGACATTCAGGCTATTATGAATAATGATTATGGTCGATTCCCAGGCGCCGGCATTAAATCGTTTTCTTGGAATTTAGATGGTGTAAACCCAGCAGAGGTTGATAATAACATAAGCGCCCGATTGGACTTACATTTCCAAACAATTCAAGATCTGTTCTCGTTAAACCAGGGGCTAGCTGCAGGACAGGCGAAGCCCGGGTATCTAGATCTTATCATCAAGTCTGCAAGGCAACGATCCAACAAATCTGGGGGGGGAACTGCTCTCAACGAGCAGGCCGCGGCAGCCCCTATCTCGACAGAATGTTTTGAAGCTACGATGATGGAGTATGATCCAAGAGATTTTGAAATCAAAGCGTGCGTAGGGTGGTCAACGCCAGCAAATTTCTCAAACATTATAAATGATTTGCAATCCTCTAGAGATAAGGGACCGGACTACGGGATAAATCTTGAAGCTGCGATCAACGAGACAAGAGTTGGGCTATACTTAACCCTGACCACCCACGAACTAAACTTTAATGAAAATGGCTCTGTTGATCTGAGTGTAAACTACCAAGCAAGATTGTCTGGACTGGCAAGATCCCCAGCAGCAAACATATTTTCTGGGGGCACGGAATTGTCCCGGCAACTAAAACAGATTAATGAAAAGCTTAAAGAAAAAAATAAAAGAATAAGTGAAAGAACCAATGCGTACGATCCAGAAAATCGAACGCTAGCACTAGAAGATGATGCGATAAATGATTTGAGAAGAGATAAAGAAGATCTTCTTGAGGAAAAAGTTAAGCTCACAAAGCAAAGCAAAGCGATTAAGTACAAAAGGTTCTTGAACAAGTTGTACAACGATCAAAAAATATACACTTATGTGGTACCAGCCTCTGAAAGAATTCTTTTCAAAAACATGACACCTGAGGAAAGAGCAAAGAAAGCTGCAACCAGAGTGGCGTCTAACGAATATCAAGTTGGTTGGGAAGCGCAGTCTGATTCAGGCGCAGCAGCAGCAATATATGATTCAGCTGCAAAACAAATTAGCGAAATTAGTAAATCTGAAGAAAGCGACGAGGTCTTGTCTGAAGAAGCCAAGGCTAAAGGTGCGGTCTCAAACTTTAATTTGAGGACAGCCGCGAGCAAAACAAACACAGACTTGAAGATTCCATTTTTTTATTTGGGCGATCTGCTAGATGCTGTTCTGGAACATATTGATATTATTGTCGACAAAGAAGGTGACCGAGGAAGTTTTCAACTAATTCTGTCTCAGGTTGAGTTGTTGGATCCGCTCCTGGCTTACCAGATCGAATCAGTCAAGATTCAGTGTCCGGACAACAAAGATGTTGAAGTATTGCGACAAATGTCGCAAATAGACCCAATGCGATTTCGTGGACTTGTGGGAATGAAGTTTACCACCAATATAGCGAGCATGCCAATTTCTTTGGAAGTCTTCCAAGAGTGGTTTATCAATAATATTGTGAAACCTCAGGTAGACAACTATAATGTTTTAAGATTTATTAAAACAGTATGTAGCTCATTAATTGGAAAAGCTTTTAATGCCTCTTGTTTTGAAGATCTTAACTTTAATTTAAGATTTGATACTTCAATATTTAATTTCGATAAGACATTTACCGGCAAAGTTACAACTGTAGAAGAATTGGCGTCCTCCAAAAAATCAGCCGATAAGAAAGACTGTATTGCTCTGCCTCAAAACCAAAGTCCGACAATACCAACATTTGTTCTCTATTCTGTTGACTCCAGACCAATGACTGGAAACTATGATGATGACTTGAATACAGGGATTTATCATTATTACCTGGGGGCAGCATGCGGAATTGCCAAAAAGATATCGTTTAATAGAACCGATATCCCATATTATCGTGAAGGACGCCTCCAAAGAAAGAGTGCGCTGTCGGCGCTGCAGCTGAGAGAGCTTTACAACGCGAATATTCAAATGATTGGTAACAATTTACATAAAAATGGACAATATATTTATGTGAATCCCATTGCGATCGGAGCAGGCAGCATGCAGCAAAAAGGAAGCTTGCCAAACTTAGCTCGATTACTGGGCATAGGAGGCTATTATATGGTGACTAAAGTTTCACACGATATATCTTCTGCCGGGTTTAACGTAACGATTGACGCGCTTCAAGAAGGAATCGACTTTTCGGGTGCTGGAAATTCTGTTACACAACTAATTCGTTATGATGGGCGAACAGTATTGAACCCCAAGACCTCGGGAAATTAATATGACTACAACATACGATTATACCGAGGAAGAGATGGCTAACCCGTCAGGTAGAAACTCTCAATCTGCCAGAGCTAAGTTTTTTCAACGTTCATTATACAAAGAAGTTATCTATCCTGACGATATTGTTAAGCCTCTTGATAGTTGGTATGATAAGAACTTATACGGTAGAGTTAATCAAGAGCAGACAGTCGTGATACCCAAGCAGTCTAGCATAGTTCAAATTGAGTACGGCGTGCAGCCAAACATGTTTTGTTTAAACTTTGTTAACAAAGCATTTTCTGATTTTGTTGAGCATATGAAAACAGCTTATTTGACAAATTGTATTGATAGAGGCGGAAATTCATCTTTGTATAATATAAGGGCTGTTATTAGTTACATCGATTGGCCTTCTTCCCACATCACACACACTAACAAGATAATAGAGGCTTTTATCAACAATTATGTTCCTTCTTACGAATCCCCAATTAGAAACTTTATAGATTTTAAGCATATATATGTCAAATATCTTTTAAGTATGGTTAAAAGTATGCCCATAACCATGACCAGCTTTGTTTTGTCTCCTTTCGCCTCAACTTTTGGCAGCGGTTTAAAGATCGCAATCGCCCAGCAAGATGCCGGTAATGATGCAATCAAATACGATCAGTTTATTAACGACCCTAATTTTAAGTTTTATGCGCGCGCCGCAAAAAAGTTTGGCTTTCTGGTTGACAAGTATGTGCCTTGGATATTAACATATGACTTGTTCACAGATGCTTCTTTAAATTACATTGATTATTACCTAACAAATCAAGGAGAAGATATTACAGAACAAAATTTCTTTAATACGTTTTATTCTGATGCTAGTGAAACTGATTTAAGCTTATTAGAATATTCTATTCAAAGGGCATATCAAATGTTTATTGACCGAAAGCCTTTTTACGAAGAAGCATGCGGTAAGGATAAGTTAGTAACAAAACAAAGAGATCAATTAGGTTCTCAAACGTTAACAACGAAGGAACTAATTGATCTTTACATTGATCTGAGAAATGCAGAGGTAAACTATGAGGGACCATCTGTTAAGAAAACTAAGAGAAGAGCTTACGAAATATTCAAAACACAAACATCCCTAGAAACGGCCATGGCGAAAATTGTTAAGTATGTTGATGAAACTTACAAAAACTTTATCTACCCCAAAAATTATGGTCAACTGAATTCTTCCCTTGACATGACAGAAATATCTGATATAGTAGACACAGTGGCTGAAACCGCTGTTGCGATTCAGTCCAGTTACTAGGGAGGTAACTTGCTTTTTCAAGTTCTAGACGCCAAGCGCGATTGTGTTGGCTATTTCGCTAAAAATCAGATAAACTCTACGACGGATCTTCCATCAGAAGGTGGCACTTGGGAATATTCCAGTCATTTGGGTGAAGGTAACTACGAGATAGCACGCATCTACGCCAACGGAGCGTCGATTACAGACGTTTGTCCGGAGGATATGAAGGCTGACTGGGAGGAAATCAAAAACACGCTTAGATCGTGTCTGAGAGCCTTCAAAACTGCTGACCTTTCCTTGGACGATAATTGCTTCTATGACGTATTGCCGGAATATTTCCTTTATCGCTATATGAATGCGAAAAATGAGGTCACAAAGCACGTTTTGGACACTTTCGATCGTCCTGAGAATTACGAGCATATGTCTAATCTGGTTCAGATGCTCTCGGACATTGAGTCGAGAGACTTAAACATCGATATCGAGCCTATCAAGCATCTTTTGTCTTCTGTAAAGGGTCGGAACTTCCATCACAGGCTCCGTAACTCACGTTGGGTGTGTGATTATAACGCCTGGGGCACTGTAACCGGCAGACTTGCGACAAAGCCTAAGTCTTTTCCGATTCTGACGATGGGCAAGGAATTTCGCGGATGTATTAAGCCGAACAATGATTGGCTCGTGGAACTTGACTTCAACGCCGCAGAGTTAAGAGTACTTTTGGCTCTATCCGAGCAAGAACAGCCGCAAAATGACATTCATGATTGGAATGTTCAGAGCGTATTCAATAATACATTAACCCGTGAGGAAGCCAAAGTCAAGACTTTCGCTTGGTTGTATTCTTCCAATGAAAACAAGCAGTTAGAGCAACTTTACAATAAGGATATTGTACGAAATAAGTTCTGGAATGGCTTCAAAATCAAGACTGATTATGGTAGAATAATGGATAATGTAGATGAGCATCGCTCTCTAAACTACATTGTGCAAAGCACCACCATTGATATGGTGCATGAGCAGGCATATAAGGTTTTTAAGCTTTTGAGGGGGATGAAAAGCAATATCGCGTTTCTTATTCACGACGCTGTATACATCGATCTCGCAAATGACGAACGACAAGCAATTGTAGAAATGCTTGACACGTTCAAAAAAACCCGCTATGGTGACTTTAAGGTGAATGTCTCCGCTGGAAGGAACCTCGGAGCAATGAAGGAATTAAAATTATGAAAGACAACGTAAGAGAGATCAGACCTCCAAGACACAGTCATTATGTTAATGGCGTACGAAAAGTCGATGGTGTCGCCGGATTTATGAGGCTTCAACTTATTGAGATATTTGAAGAGTGCGCTGAGAAATTTGGGTGCGATTATACCGAACTTACGGTGGCAGATATTTTTGAATATTTGGTTGACCAGGAAGAAGAGTTTCAGTTGGAAGAGGCCCAGCGATGAAAACACTACATCACAAGCTTGTCCGAGATCGAATTCCAGAGATTATTGAAGAAGCGGGCAAAGTTCACCAAACCACAATTCTTGAAGGTGAAGCTCTTACGTCCGCGGCTCTCAAGAAGCTTCAAGAGGAAGTGACGGAATTTATCGAGAACCCTTGTGCCGAAGAAGCAGCCGATATCATGGAAATTCTTCATTTTATTTGCGAGCGCGAAGGCATCCGAGATTCTCAGATTATGACGGCTACTACTGTCAAGCGAATTGAGCGCGGTGGTTTTGATATGGGATATTTTCTGGAGTGGGTTCAGGAATGATCGTGGTTGGCCTTGGCAAGGCTGGTTGCAACATAGCGAAGGCTTTCTCAAAGTTTCCGCAATACCAAACTTATGGTATCGATGCCAACCCAGACGCTGATATCACAATTAAAGCTAAAAAGAACCACGAAGAGTACGATAGTTCATTCCCGGATCTTAAGAGGAAGCTAAAGTTTAAAGATGAGGATGTATTGGTTGTTATTGCTGGCGCAGGTAAGATTTCTGGCGGCTCACTACGACTGTTGGAGCAACTTCAAAAGAACAGACTGACTGTTTTGTATATTGAGGGCGACCTCTCGATTATGTCCGAGGTTCAGAAGAAGCAAGAGAAAATTGTATCCTCTGTGTTGCAGGAATATGCTCGTTCGGGTATGTTGGAGCAAATTATTATGGTTAATAACGCTTACATTGAGCGAAGCATTGGTGATATGTCGATTATTGGTTATTATGACACTCTGAACCAAGCAATCGTAAATATTATTCATATGACTAATGTGTTTAGACATTCAGAACCTGTAATTGGTAATTTTATCACTCCGTCTGAATTATCGCGTATCTGCACCATAGGCGCAGTAACACTGGAGGGCGATGACTACACTCAGTATAAGGAAAAGTGGTTTTATCCCTTGACAAACACGAAGGACGTGGTATACTACTATGGTATTGGAGAGGACGACCTGAAGAATGACGGCACTCTGTTCAGAAAAATCAACAACTTTGTCAAGTCTCGGCTTGACACGGGGAAGAATGTATCGTATGGTGTGTTCAGAACGAGTTACGAGCAGAAATATTGTTATTGCATTCGGTATTCCTCTGTGGTACAATATATTAACAAACTTTTAGACGATCAGGATATTAGCTGATCGTACTTTAACCCAACAATAAGGAGATTAAAAAATGGGTATTAATCTAGACAAAATGCGAGAAAAGCTCTCAGCCTTGCGAGGTGAGGGAAAAGGTGGAGATTCCGTTTTCTGGCGGCCTTCAGAAGGTGATCAGGACATTCGTATTGTTCCGACTGCTGATGGAGACCCCTTCAAGGAAATGCATTTCCATTACAATGTAGAAAAGGGCGGCTTCCTTTGTCCGAAGCGTAACTTCGGTGATGACTGTCCTGTGTGCGATTTTGCTTCTCAGCTATGGCGTGAGGGTGTAAACAACAACGACGAACATTCCAAGAAGACTGCGAAGTCTCTCTTCGTCCGTCAGCGTTTCTTCTCCCCGGTGATGGTCCGCGGCGAGGAAAATCTCGGAGTTCGTATCTGGGGTTATGGCAAGATGGCTTACGAAAACCTTCTTTCTCTCGTGCTCAACCCTGAGTACGGTGATATTACCGATACGGAGGCAGGCACTGATCTGACTCTTACTTACGGTAAGCCCCCAGGAGCGTCGTTCCCCCAGACTAAGTTGGTCCCACGACGACGTTCATCCGCTCTCTGTGAGGATTTAACTCCAGATAAGTGCGCTGAGCTTCTTGATGGTATTCCCGAATTCGGGGGACTATTTGAGCGCAAGTCGACTTCTGATGTCCAAACGATGCTTGATAATTTTATTAACTCGCAGGTCGAGGATCCAGAGGCGATTAGCAGTGAGACCACGAAGTACGGCAATAAGAACAGCGACAGTGAGACTAACTCTGTCGATGCCGCATTCGCAGAGTTGGGTTCTCTGTAAAAATGTCCATGGAGCAAGAACAAGACTTTCTTGTCAAGGAGTTGCATTCTTACCGTAGAATGATAAAATACCTTGAAAAGCAAGTCCTTGCAGTTCAGGCAAAATTGGAAAACATCCCCTCCGCAGGGAGGCCCGGGGTTACAGGGGTCTCACAATTTAGAAAGGAAGAGTTATGACTACTACAACGAACCGACTTGAGACGCTGATTACGCTTCTTGAACAGACTCGCGAAGATCACGAGAAGTTCTTCGGCACTGGAAACAATGCCGCCGGAACTCGTGTTCGCAAGGCTATGCAAGAAGTAAAGACGCTTGCTCAAGAGCTTCGCGTTGAGGTCCAAGAGACTAAGAACGCTAGGTAAACTCTACCAACCGCAGGGGGGCACGGGTTACAGGTGCCCCATTTTTCACTTAACAAAGGGAGTTTAAAATGAGTGATTTTATTAACCAGCTAAAGAAGCTGGAGATGTCAGAGGATAGTTTTGTAACCCTCTCTTTCACAGAGGGTAATGATGTGTGGCATATCAATGATGGGTATGTTGCTGATTCGGTTGCTGAGACGGCGACTGCTAGTATGCTTGCAGGACTGCTTGCATCTGGTGTTCCGGTGTACAGCACCTACGGCGAGCCAAGTGAAGGCAACGATATTCTTAATGAGATGCGTGCTAATAATGAGCTTGATGAGTATGAGCGAGGAGAGGAGTATTTCCAGGATTTCATTACTGAACGTCTTGTGGAGACCATCTACGAGGGAGAGTATTCTCTAGAGTATTCAACCGAGCAGTATGACTACAAGCGCGGCCGTTGTGATATTTCCACCGCGGTCAAGGTTCGTTTTGGAGATATTCTTAACGCAGAGCTTGACACTGACGGTCGTTTCAAGTATTTTGATGTAGATAGTTTTGTGTCCGGCTTTAATGTCTCTGTCCAGACTGCAAACGGCACCCTAACGTTCGACTAGAAAGGATATATGATGATCGTACGAAATAATAGAATTGCGCTAACAGCGTTTCTCAGCTTGATTATGGGCTTTGCAATGGTGGTCCTAAGTGGCTGTCCGCTTGCTAACGCCGACGACGACGACGACTCTGCCACCGATGATGATGATTCGGCTGCTGTAGACGACGACGATAGCGCAGAGTGATAAAATGATATTGGTCGTCGCAACTCTGACAGCGCTTTTAATCTGGTATCTGTTAGATTTGCGGCGCCAATTAAACGAAGTTGAGCAAGCCCTTCAGGCTTTGCATAAAGATTTCGCAGAAGAAATGTATAAGAAATACTTAGAAAGGTTTAATAAAGATGGCGAAGAGTAAATCAAAGGCTGGCAAGATTTCGATTGACGGTCTACGAAGTCTCATTAATAAGACTTCAGGGGTGGAGTGTGCCCACAATCTAAATCAAGAAAATCCAACTGAGGTAAAAGAATGGATTCCAACCGGTTCGCGCTGGCTTGACTCTATCATTTGCCGAGGACAGTTGGCTGGAATCCCGGTCGGCAAGTTTACGGAGATTGCTGGACTTGAAGCAACAGGAAAGTCTTTTATGGCTGCGCAGACTGCTGCAAACGCCCAGAAGATGGGTATGAATGTTGTTTATATGGACGCAGAGTCTGCTATTGACCCGAGCTTCTTACAGCGTACGGGATGTGATTTAGAAAACCTTATTTATGTTCAGGCACAGAGCGTGGAACATGTTCTTGAGACTGTTGAGGCAGTTTTGGATTCAGGAGCGACCCGAACCCTATTCATTTGGGATTCACTTGCTCTGACTCCAACGGTCTCAGATGTAGAGGGAGATTTCAACCCGAACTCTACGATGGCCGTCAAGGCTCGTGTTCTATCAAAGGGAATGTCAAAGCTGACGGTTCCAATCGCAAACACACAGTCTGCGTTCTTGGTTCTTAATCAGTTAAAGACGAATATCCCACAGGGTCCAAATGCGCGTATTATTGCTATGACCACGCCCTATATCACTCCGGGCGGCAAGTCTATGCATTATGTGTACTCCCTGCGCATTTGGCTGACAGGAAGAAAGGCAAAGGCTGCCTTTATTGTAGATGAAAGTGGCTTCCGCATTGGTTCAGAAGTAAAAGTTAAGTTGGAGAAGTCACGATTTGGAACTGCCGGTAGAAACTGCGCCTTCAAAATTCTTTGGGGCTCAGAAGACATCGGGGTGCAAGATAGGGAAAGTTGGTTGGAGGCAATCAAGATCTCCGACAATTTGAAGCAAGCAGGAGCTTGGTATTCATTAGTTTATGCAGATGGCACAGAAGAAAAGTTCCAGTCAGCCCATTGGTTAGATAAGTTGGAAGATGATAAGTTTAGAAATCGTGTATTTAAGATTATGGATGAGGAGATTATCAAGAAGTTTGATAATCGCGAAGGAGACGCAGGCGATTTCTACGACGTAGATAAAGAAGAATAAGTAAATAAGGGTTGACAAACCGGCGGCTGTGGGGTATCATAACCTCACAGTCGCTTTCTACGTTAGGGGATAACAAATGAAAAGAGTAATGATTGTGGATGCTCTGAATGCTTACTTCAGGGCTTTCATTGTAAATCCAAGTATTTCGATCCACGGACAGCCAATTGGTGGTCTTAAGGGTTTTCTAGGCATTCTACAGAAGCTTTGCCGGGATATTAACCCAGACAGTATTGTAATTGTCTGGGATGGGCCGGGAGGCTCACGTAAGCGTCGACAACAAAACAAGAATTATAAAGAGGGTCGCAAGCCCATTCGGGTCAATCGACCCAATAATCTCACGCCCGAACAACAGCGTGAGAACATGGTATGGCAGCAGGTACGACTTATCGAGTATCTAAATGAATTACCTGTTATTCAGTTCCGCTTTGACGAGATTGAGGCTGACGACATTATCTCTTATGTCAGTCGCCTCTCGCAATATGATGGGTGGCAGAAAGTTATTGTGTCCAATGATAAGGACTTCATTCAGCTATGTGACGACGAAACCGTATTACTTCGTCCCACTCAGAAGATTGTACATAATAAGCTAAATGTGGTTGATGATTTCAATATCCACCCTCGTAACTTTGCTCTTGCCCGGGCCATCGCTGGCGATGCATCCGACAATCTTGTGGGTGTTCCTCGTGCTGGTCTTAAGTCCATCGCAAAAAATCTTAATTTTCTGAGAGAAGATAAAGATGTGACTTTACACGAGGTTTTCGATTTTTGCGAGAATATCGACTCAAAAGCAAAGTTTTTCACGAACATTTTAGAGCACAAAGACATAGTTATAAGTAACTATAAACTTATGCAACTGTATGCTCCAGCCATCTCGTTGCAGAGTCAAGAAAAGGTACACTACGCACTAAACAACTTTGAGCACGATTACAACAAAACCGAGATTCTTCGTATGATGAATCAGGATGGCTTTGGTGTCTTTAACTGGGAGGATCTGCACAGCACTATGAACAAAATTTGTATTGACAAAGCACTGAGAGAAGAGTAAGATATGGCTATGAATCAAACTATTATCGGTAAAAACGAAAACGCCAACTTTTCAAAGTATGGCAAGTCCTTTCAAGAAAAGCTTTGTATGGTGATCCTAGACGATCGTTCATTTGCAGACCAGATTGAAGAAGTCCTTGATATTAACTTTTTGGAGTTAAACTACCTAAAACTCTTTTTAACGAAGGTTTTCTCTTATCGCGAGAAGTATGGGGTCCACCCATCCCGTGATATTATGAAGACTATCTTGCGCTCCGATCTAGATGGCGAGAACGAACTAACTGCGAAACAAGTGCGTGAGTTTTATGTACGCTCACAAATCGCAAATCTTACAGACGTAGAGTATATCAAAGATACGTCGCTTGACTTCTGTAAAAAGCAGAATCTCAAGTCTGCAATGGTCAAGTCCATCGGACTGCTCCAGAACTCTTCATATGATGAGATCTCGCAAGTTATTAATGACTCGCTAAGACTTGGTATGAACAATGACGAGGGTTATGACTGGAAGAAGGACTTTGAAGAACGCTTCAAGCCTCGTTTCCGCAACCCTATTTCAACTGGTTGGGATCTAATTGATAATATCTCTAAGGGCGGTCTGGGACAGAAGGAGCTTGGTGTTGTTATTGCCCCGACCGGTGCTGGTAAATCAATGGTGCTCGTTCACCTTGGCACGCAAGCACTAAAGGCTGGTAAAACCGTTGTTCATTATACCCTAGAACTTCAGGATACGGTTATCGCGTCTCGTTATGATTCATGTCTGACGAAGGTGCCTTTGGGTAATCTTATGTCGTTCAAAGAGAAGATTTATGAAGAGGTCCAGGATATTGAAGGTCGCCTTATTGTTAAGGAATACCCAACAAAGTCTGCGACAACTCACACAATTAAGACGCACCTTGAAAAGTTAAAGATGCGCGATATCAACGTTGATATGATTATCGTAGATTATGCTGATCTGCTTCGTCCGGTTCGTACTCAAAGAGAGAAGAGAAATGAGCTAGAGACTATTTACGAAGAACTCCGCGGTATTGCGGCAGAGGTGAAATGCCCCATCTGGACGGCTTCACAGACTAACAGGTCTGGCTTGAATGCCGAGGTTATCACGATGGAGGCGATCTCCGAAGCGTTCAACAAATGTTTTGTTTCTGACTTTATTTTCACAGTCTCAAGAACTGTGGATGATAAGGTTGCGAACGGTGGAAGGGTTTTTGTGGCAAAGAACAGAAATGGACCTGATGGGCTTGTATTTCCTATTTTTATGGATACGAGCACAGTCAGTATCAAGGTTTTGGAGCCATCTGAGGAGGATGAGAATGTGGAAGTGAATGCTAAAAAGCAAAAGCAATCACTTGCAGAAAAATACAAGAATTTCAAGAAGAACAAAGGAGAAAATTAACAATGTATAATGAAGGTGAAGTAAGAGAGGCCACGCTCGATTATTTTGATGGCGATGAACTCGCAACAAACGTTTTTATGACGAAATATTGTCTTCGCGACAATAAGGGGAATTATGTTGAAAAGACCCCCGATGAGATGCATCTCCGCATCGCTAGCGAATTCGCTCGGATGGAAGAAAAGTTCGGTGGAGACCACCCGACTGAATCAGAAATCTACTCTTACTTAAAGGACTTCAAATATATTGTCCCACAGGGTTCGCCCATGATGGGGATTGGAAATGATTATGTTAATGTATCACTATCTAACTGCGTTGTCGTGGAGAATCCTAAAGACTCCATTTCTTCTATTATGGATGCTGGCAAAGACATTGCTAACTTGTTTAAGCGCCGTTGTGGGGTTGGGCTTGATATTTCTGATTTGCGCCCCGAGGGTGCTCCCGTTAACAACTCTGCTCGCACTACAACTGGGGCTTGGTCTTTTGCTGATTTTTATTCTTACGTTTGTCGGATGATCGGACAGAATGGTCGTCGGGGAGCCCTTATGATTTCTATGGACGTTCGTCACCCGGACATTCAAGAATTTGTAAAGATGAAGCACGATCTGACTAAGGTTACGGGCGCCAACGTTTCTGTAAAGATTACAGACGACTTTATGGAGGCTGTGAGGGACGGAGAGGAGTTTACACTTCGTTTCCCGGTAGATGCCGAGACTCCAACGCATATTAGCTCTATCAACGCCGTAGAGCTTTGGAACGACATTGTAGAGTCAGCCACTAAGACGGCAGAGCCCGGACTTCTTATGTGGGATAATATCATCAATAACCTACCGGCACACTCTTATCCACAGTTTCAAACGAAGACTACCAACCCCTGTGGAGAAATCCCACTTTCTGCTTATGATTCTTGTCGTCTTATTTCTCTGAATCTCAAGCATCTTGTTTTGGAGCCCTTTACGGACCTCGCGGTGTTTGATTATAACAAACTGCAGGAGATAGCGGCTGTTGGTATGCGACTTTCAGACAACCTTGTGGAATTGGAGCTAGAAAAGTTAGAAAACATCCGCGCCGTTGCCGATTCAGATGATGAAAAGGAACTATGGACTAAACTTTATAATGCAGCCGCAAATGGCCGCAGAACTGGTCTTGGGACTCACGGTCTTGCAGACGCTATCGCTCGAATGAACCTTGCCTATGACTCAGACGAGGCTTTGGCTTTGATTGATAAAATCTATGAGACCGTTAGAGACACCGCTTACACTGAAAGTTGCTACCTTGCACAAGAGCGTGGAGCATTCCCGGTATTTGATTGGGAACTGGAAAGCAACAACGCCTACATCCAGCGCCTTCCCGATGAAATACAGGCTTTAATTCAAACTCATGGTCGTCGTAACATTTCTATTCTGACGAACGCTCCTACTGGTTCTGTTTCTATTATGTCACAGACTTCATCTGGTTTGGAGCCCGTATTTAAGAACTACTACATTCGCCGCCGCAAACTGTCGCATAATGAGACAGATGTCACGCCTGACTTTGTAGATGAGCTAGGAGATCGTTGGTTGGAATATAAGGTGTTCCATCACAATGTCCGCGAGTATCTTAAATTATTAGAAACTGAAGACATTCCAGATTTCTTTGTGGAGTCCGATTCTATCGACTGGTCACAGCGAGTGGCCATTCAGGCGGCAATTCAAAAGTCTATTGATCATTCTATTAGTTCCACAATCAACCTTCCAAAGGGCACCGCCCCGGAAGTTGTTGGCAAATTATATCAGCAAGGCTGGGAAATGGGACTCAAGGGCATCACTGTATATGTTGATGGTTCCCGAACTGGTGTTTTGTTGACCGAGGACGATAAAGAAGCGGAAGAGACATTCCCTCAACACCGGGCGCCAAAGCGTCCCTTGGAGTTGGAGTGTAATATCCACCATACCACCATTAAGGGTGAAAAGTGGGTTGTTATGGTCGGACTTCTTGGCGACAAGCCGTACGAGGTCATGGGAGGACTTTCAAACCTTATCGAGATTCCGAGAGGCAAAGCAAAGGGAGTTCTTGTTAAGAACCCACGAAAAACTGTAAATTCTATTTATGACTTGCGCGTCGGTACAAATGGTGATACTGTTATCATCAAGGACCTCGTTAAGGTATTTGACAACGCAAACCATAGCGCCTTCACTCGTATGATTTCACTTGGCCTGCGCCACGGAGCAAACATTCAGTATGTTGTAGAGCAATTACAAAAAGACAAGGACTCTGATATGTTCTCGTTCTCAAAGTGTATCGCTCGTATCCTTAAGAATTACATTCCCGATGGACAAGAAGCAACTGAAAAGACTTGTCCTGAGTGTGATGCCGATGGCCTAATATATGTTGAGGGTTGCGTGACTTGCACGGTGTGCGGCTACGCAAAGTGCGGATAACATGATAGAATTTACAGCGAGCGCAAAGGAGTATCTGAAGGAAGGTGTAGAAGAAGAAGAAATCATCCGTGTTGCTGTTGTGGGCGGCGGTTGTAGTGGGTTCACTTATACTTTAGCTTTTACCGAGGAAATAGATGAAGAAGATATTAAGCTTGACATTCCCGGCGTGAAGGTGTATATTGATCCACATAGCGCAGACATACTGAAGAATACGACGGTGGATTACCAATCTGGACTACAACAACATGGATTTGTGTTTAGAAACCCCGACGCCAATTCAACGTGTGGCTGCGGAATGTCATTTAGCTAGGAGATAAAATGAACTTTGTACCAGTAAATAACTACCTTTACGTTAGAACCGTAGAGGATAATGAATCAGAAGACAGCGGAATCTTGCTTCCACAGGATTACCGATCTGTTGAATCACCGTTTGCGGTTGTGGAGCTACGACAAGCTCATACCACTTCAAACAACGTCCTATGGGCATTTGGACTGCGGTTGGTTGTGGAGGCTCATATGTTGCGAGACATTGACCATAATGGCGAAACCTTCACGGTCATTAAAGAAAACCATGTTATTGGGATTTTATCCGATTAAACAACTATTTAAGTTGTCGGCAAAAGGAGATTATAAAGCCATGAGAATTACAAAAGCAAAACTAAGAGAGATTATTAAGGAAGAGATTGCAGCTGTGTCCGAGGAACTTGAAGGACAGACGGAACTTCCTCTTGTCGACCGCGACGAGATGCGTGAATACGATGAGTACCTTGCCGCCCGCGGCCTCGATCCAAACAGTATCCCATACGATGACTATGTAGAGGCGACCAAGTATTCCGGCAAGAAGATTTATCAAGCTCTCGGAAAACAAGGTGCCATGGGCGCCGATTTTGCCTCCGTTCGAAGCATGGGTGATAAGTTCTTTGATGAATATATAGCTAATCTATAGTAGGGGCATAAAATGAAAATCACAAAAGCAAGATTACAAGAGATTATTAAGGAAGAGTTGGGGCTTGGTGCTGTATCCGAAGAGGAAGAGCCCGATATGCGAACTGCCGGCGAAAGATACGGCAGAAACGAAGCAGAAATCGGAACTCTTGAGATACTTGACAGTGCCATCAGTGATGCCCAGCAAAATGTAGATATAAATGTTCTCCGCGCATTCCTTGAGGAAGCGCTAAAAAACATTCTATAAAATAATACTTGACTTGTAAGCCCGGTTATGCTACATTAGTAGTATGACTGGGCTTTCACCTATACAAATCAAACTTCCCAACGTTGTGATTGGCTGGCGGGAAGAAGCGATTACATTCGCGAACAAAAAGAACTACCACCTAATCGTCAATGATGAGCAAAGACCTTTTGTTCATTTCTTTCGTTATGAAGATGTAAAAAGCAACTGGTATAACGGCATATTTGAACTTGGAATGAAATCCAAACTTCCTGTTCCGTTTGATATTCAAACTATCGGAATGGAAGACGACAAATTAAAGATTATTACAAAGGGAAACACCAAGATTCTAGTCGAGTTTAAGTTCCTTCATATTTTTGACCTTGAAAACTGCTATTTTGATGGCGTGGATCAGACCATTAACGATTACATTGTTAAAGATTACTTTGATATTACAGTAGGTTCCAAGCTAGGGCACGATATTATCGTCAAGCCCCACGATTCGTTCGTTAAAGAGTTCAGAACCATAAGAACCAACCGAGTTGATAGGAATTCAACCGGAGATTTCAAGGACTTTTTAGCAACAAGTATCATTGACGCCCAAGACATCAAAAACTTTGATTATTCCGACACCATTGTGCGCTTGCTTTTGGAAAGAAAAATAAAGCAAATGAAGCTCAAGCGAAACAACAAAGAATACTTAAAGTTAAGTCATAGCGACCGTCACATAAGCAAAAGAAACTTTTATTTCGAGACAACAGAAGATTTGGATGATAGAATAGTCCTGCATGAGCCGTAGTAAAGAAAACCTACCGGGCATTATTCCAGTCGCAGGAATGACCTCCGAGTTTGGTATGGAATGGGACTCTTCTCTTATACCTGTTGCTCCAAACTACACCGCATTGGAATCGGCTATCTTTGAATGCATCCACGTTGGGTGCAATTCTATTTGGATTGTTGCAAACGACGACATTGCCCCTCTTATCCGCCATCGCATTGGTGAATACGCGACAGATATGCGTTCTGTGGAGCAAGGTGCGTTCAAAAACTGGGGCAGTCCCAATCATTTGGAAGTTCCCATTTATTATGTTCCTATTCACCCGAAACATAGAGACAGGGTCGACAACTACGCTTGGTCCACCATTTATGGCGCAAATGTATGTTTTTGGGTTATGCGCATGTTCTCGCGCTGGACAACACCGGCTGCTTATTACGTTTCCTTTCCTTTGGGAATGCTGGACCCAAAAGAACTACTTAAACATCGGGCCAAGGTGCAAAAAAAGAAAACATTCTACTTTTCGCACAAAGGCAAGACTGTAAGGGACGGATATCCTATCTCATTTGTTATGGAACCAGAAGAGTGGCGCAGAGCAAAACACACAATAACCACAAATGCTTCGGTTTGGAAGTCAACCGATGGAGAGGCCATCCCAACAGAGAAGTTACCCCCCGAGGAACGATTGGTGTCCCTAAAGTATAATCTTGAAGATGTGTTCGGTGGAGGGCCCACTAGCAACGATCAAGAGATTGAAGAGTTTTTTGACTTGACAACCTGGGCTGGGTATGCTAATTTACTAGGGTCGCCGCTCGGCAAGCGCATGAAGCGACCATCTAAAAAGATAATGTACAGAAGAGGAAAAATTAATGACGGATAAAAAGATACCTTTTGTTGGACTTCACGCTCACTCTGTGGCGGGTTCCATTTTTGATGCTATCGGATACCCCGATGAGCATATGGATTTCTGCTATGAGAATGGAGGCGAAGCTCTCGCACTCACAGACCACGGGAACATGAATGGGTTCTCACACCAGTTTCTTCATTGGAAGAAGATGAAGGCAGAAGGCAAGGACTTCAAGCCTATCTTTGGTGTTGAAGCTTATTTCTTACCTTCTATTGAGGAATGGCAAAAGGAGTATGATCGCATCAAGGCAGACGCTAAACTAGCTAAGACGCTGGCCAAGGCGGGGGACACCTCTGGTGCGACCGTGGAGGACGAAGAAGCCTCTAAGAAGGCTGTGAAGTCTGTTATCAATCGTCGCCGTCATTTGGTCCTTCTGGCTCAGAGTCAGACAGGATTGAACAATCTATTCAAGTTGATCTCTGAGTCCTACAAGGAAGAGAACTTCTATCGTTATCCTCGTGTGGATTACAAGCTTCTGGACAAGTATTCGGAAGGTGTGATTGCATCCTCAGCCTGTTTGGGTGGTCCGTATGCAGGAAACTATTGGGCTAACCGAGAAGAAGGGTCCGAAGCTGTTATGGAGGCGATGCGCGAAACCAGTCGTCGCTTTGTGGAGATCTTCGGTGATCGCTGGTATGGGGAGCTTCAATGGAACAACATTCCAGAGCAACATGAATTAAACCAGTATATTATTAAGGTATGCAAAGAGTTTGATATTACGCTCATTTCTACTGCGGATAGTCATTATCCAAACACCGAAGCCTGGAAGGACCGAGAGTTGTACAAGCGGCTTGGCTGGCTTGGCAAGGGAACTCCTGCTTGGGCCGAGGACAATACGGAACTCCCCGAGGGAGTTGAAGAGATTGGATACGAGCTGTATCCGAAGAACGGCAACCAAATGTGGGATGCCTATAAGTATTATTCAAAGGTCGGTGGACACGAGTATGATGATGAGTTGGTAATGAACTCCATCACTGAGACTCATAACATTGCCTTCAACCGGGTTGAAGACTTTGTCCCGGACACGACCGTGAAACTTCCAGACTTTGTGGTTCCAGCAGGGTTCACGGCTACCTCAGCTTTGGTAAACTATTCTTTAGAGGGATTGCGTCAGCGTGATCTGCATGAGAACAAAGAATACACAGACCGGCTCAAGATGGAGTTGGATGTTATCGATGACCGAGGATTTAGTAAATACTTCTTGACTATGAAGGCTATCTCAGACAAGGCAAACGAAGTTCAGTTGACTGGTCCTGGCCGCGGCTCTGCTGCGGGTTCGCTGGTGGCTTATGTTCTTGGAATCACGCAGATTGATCCTATTAAGTACGGACTTCTTTTTGAGAGATTCCTTCGTAAGGATGCAACGGATTACCCCGATATTGATTATGATGTCGCAGAGCCTATGGAACTTAAAGAACTTCTAATGGACGAATGGGGCAAGAACTCGGTGGTTCCGATCTCTAACTGGAACACGCTGCAACTGAAGTCGCTGATTAAGGACATTTCAAAGTTCTATGGGGTTCCGTTTATCGAGGTAAACAAAGTTACTTCTCAGATGATCTTTGAGGCAACGCCTGCTGCAAAGGCAAAGCACGGTATCAAGGCTGGTGTATACAATCCGACTTGGCAGGAGGTTATGGAACTATCTCCGTCCCTCCGCGGGTTCCTTGTAAAGCATCCGCATATCAAAACACACGTTGAGGCGCTTGTGGGTCAGGTTCGTTCCTGCTCCCGTCACGCGGGGGGTGTTTTGATTGCAGACGACCTAAACGAGCATATGCCAATTATTAGTTCAGGTGGTGTTCGCCAGTCTCCGTGGGCAGAAGGTCAAAACCTTCGTCACTTGGAACCGCTCGGGTTTATTAAGTTTGATTTGTTGGGACTCTCCACGCTTCGGATGATCGAAGGTGCGGTCCGTCACATTCTTGTTCGGCATCATAATATTCCAGAGCCGACATTCAAGGATGTTCAGGCTTTCTACAACAAGCACCTCCATCCGGACGTGATTGATTTTGACGATCAAGCGGTGTATAAGAATGTTTTTCAGAAGGGCAATTTCGCGGGAATTTTTCAGTTTACCGAAGGGCGGGCACAGGAATTCTGTTCGAACGTAAAACCCAAGAGCTTAGTTGACATTTCCGCTATTACCTCCATTTATCGTCCGGGTCCTCTATCGGCAAATGTTCACGAGCAGTATATTCAAGCTAAGGAGAACGCAGACGAGATTGATTACATGAATCATCATATTAAGGATGTTACGGAGGAAACTTACGGGTTCCTTATCTTCCAGGAACAGATTGCATTGCTCGCCCACAAGCTCGGCAAGGATCTAAGCCTAGACGAAGGCAATATGCTTCGTAAGGTGCTAACGAAGAAGGGAACGGGTAAGGGAGCACGAGTTAAGAACCAACTCAAGCAGAAGTTTATCAACGGTTGCGTGGAGAAGGGGATTCGCCAACGCGAAGCCGAGGATATGTGGGAGAGGTTTGAATACTTCTCCGGGTATGGCTTCAACAAGTCTCACGCTATTTCATATTCGGCTATCTCGTTCCAATGCGCGTGGCTATGGAATTATTACCCGGTAGAGTGGATGGCTTCATTCTTGGACAAGGAGCCCGAGAAGCGAAAGGAAAAGGCAATTAATATCGCGAAGCAGAACGGCTTCTTTATCGAGAAGGCAGACGTAAACCGCTCATCATTTGTTTGGGAGATCGATCCCGATGATGACCGCAAGCTTATTCAGCCTCTTGCGGGCTTGAAGGGGCTAGGTGACGCAGCGATCCAGCAGATTGTCGACAACCGTCCGTTCGCGAATATCGAGGAGTTTCTATTCCACGACGACATTGTATACAGCAAGCTAAATAAGAAAGCATTGGATTGCTTGGTTCGCTCAGGTGCAATGAATAGTCTAATGGATGACCGCTTTACGGGCCGCAAACATTATTGGTCCGCTGTCGCGGTCGATAGAGTCTACAACCGCAAGAAGTTCAATGAAAACATTGACAAGTACAAGGACGAAGGCGACTTCACTTCGGCGGAAGAAATCGAGAATCTAACGACAATCACTGGAATCTTTCCTATGTCGTTGGTTGTAACTCCGGAGGTCCAGCAAAAGCTGGATGAATATTACATTCCGGCGATTTCGGATTACGATCCAGAGTTGGGGCTTGTGTGGTTTATCCCACGCGAGATCATTCGCAAGAAAACGAAAAACGGTAAACCTTATTGGATTGTGGAGGTAATTGATTCCAATTCTGCCTTGACAAAGTTCCGATGTTGGGGTATAGTTGAGGGCAAGGACAGGATTCATCTGAACCGTCCTTACATGGGTAAGTTGGATTATGACCCTGCGTGGGGTTTTTCAACTCGATCGATTAAAAGAAATCTAAGATTGTTAGGATAAAAAATGTTAGCTGATATCGTAGTAGGTTTGTCTTATGGTGATGAGGGCAAAGGAAAAGTAACACATCACCTTTTGAAGAATGGGGACTACACTCATTGTATTCGCTTTAACGGCGGCTGCAATGCTGGTCATACCATTTATCACGAAGGCGTTAAGTTTGTAACGCACCATATCCCTGCCGGGGTGTTCTTTGGAGTAAAGTCCATTATCGGTAATGGATGTGTTGTGAATATCGATCAGTTCCAGAGAGAACTGCAGATGCTTCACGATGGCGGAATTAAAACCGAAGGTTTGATTTATATTGCAAACAACGCTCACATCATTACTGATGCTCATTTAGAAGAGGACGGTAAAGACACAACGCTCGGCACCACCAAACAAGGGAACGGGCCCGCTTATCGGGATAAGTATGATCGTAGAGGGACACTTGCTTCCGAGGCACTCGCCGGTACTCCATACTTAATTGATTTGTATACAGAACTGTACGATTCCGATGAGGAATTTGATTGTTCCAGTATCATCCTCTGTGAGGGCGCTCAAGGCTTTGGGTTGGACATTGACTGGGGAGACTACCCTTATGTTACTTCAAGCCACTGTACGTCCGCTGGGGCGCTCCTAAACGGCATCCCGCCGCAGGCTGTTCGCCGTGTATACGGAGTGGCTAAGGCATACGACACTTATGTTGGTGCCAAGGAGTTCCATGGAGAAGGAAGAGTATTTAATCTTCTTCAACAACTCGGTCAAGAGTTCGGTGCAACCACCGGACGCCCGAGACAGTGCAATTGGCTTAATATTCGGAATCTAAAGAAAGCAGTTGATATTAATGGTGTCACAGATGTAATCATTAATAAAGTAGATATTCTGCGTTCCGCGCGCACTTGGAACTTGCGTTCTTCCGATAATGATGCTATTATGCTTAAGTTGGGAACGGAGACATCTTGGAAACAATATATCAAGCGTTACCTCAACACCAAGGCAACTGTTAGAGTTGTCTTTTCAGAATCACCAGAAAGGATTTAGAAATGATTTTGCAGTACCATATGGTTCACGATAATGTGGAACCCCCGACGAGGTCTAACCCGTCAGATGCAGGTTTAGACTTGCGATTTAACCCCGAGGACAAAGCAGTCCGTGCCCTACGCATCGAGCCGGGAGAAAGCAAGTTACTGCCTACCGGGCTACGTTTTGCGATCCCGCACGGCTATATGATGGAGATTAAGAACCGATCCAGTATGGCAGCGAAGCGTCAGCTTCTAGTTGGAGCTTGCGTGGTGGATTCCGGCTACGATGGTGAGGTCTTCGTAAACCTTCACAATATTGGAAGTCACTTCCAGATTGTAGAACCCGGAGACAAGATTGCCCAGGCTGTCGTTGTGCCAGTGGTCCACGCTCGGTTTGTTGCTTCTGACGATCCAGATATTTATGATTGGCATCCCATTACCATTTCTAACCGCGGTGAGGGTGCGCTAGGGAGCACGGGTAAGTAATGCCTCCTTCACTACCATTGCCAAAGGATCGGTATCTGTATCTTCCTGAACAAGTTAATCAGGAATCAATGCATAAGCTCACGCAGAGCATCATCGGTATTAATGCCAGTGATACTCACTTGAAGAAGTTGTATGCCGTTCACGATCTAGAATACGTGGCGGCACCAATTAAGCTACACATTGATTCGTATGGGGGCGCTGTGTATCAGTGCTTTGGATTGCTCGGGGTTATGGAGAGATCTGAAACTCCAATCCACACTATTGTAACTGGTGCAGCTATGTCTTGTGGTTTCATGATTCTAATCTGTGGCCACAAGAGGTTTGCATACAATCTCGCCACTCCACTCTACCATCAGGTCTCTAGCGGTTTTATCGGTAAGGTTCAGGACATGGAGGAGAAGTTAAAGGAAACTAAGCGCCTTCAGAAGATGATAGAGGATATTACCCTGGAAAAGACCAACATCTCTAAGAAGAAGTTAAACGACATTCTTAAGAACAAGATTGATTGGTACATGTCCGCGGAAGAAGCTCTTAAGTTGGGTGTGATTGACGAGATCATTTAATGAGTTACAGTAAGTCTATTGATTTATACGGCGACGGTATTGGAAAGGTTGATTATGTTTCACATATGGGGTCTGACCTTACCGTCGTCAACTCGGCTAGAGTTTCATTTGGAGTCCAGAAAGAAGAACTGGATAACAAAGATAAGAAGCTGATCAACTATCTAATCAAACATAGACATACCTCAACTTTGGAGCATAACCTTGTCACTTACCGCCTTTGTGTACCTTTATATATTCGTAGTCAGCATCACCGTCATCGAACTTGGTCTTATAATGAGATATCCCGGCGGTATACTGATGTGGATCTCCGATTCTATGAGCCAAAGGCTTTCAGAACACAGCATAAGTCAAACCGACAAGCATCAAACGCCGAAGAGTTGATCGATCCTGATATCGGTTGTTACATTCCGGGCGAGAACAAGCTTTATAAAACATCTGTTAGCAATGCGCTGCAGGTTCATCATAAGGATTGTCTCGCTCTTTATAACAAGATGATTGAAGCCGGCGTTTGCCGAGAGCAGGCAAGAGGAATTCTACCGCAGAACCTCTACACCGAATACTATGGCACAGTTAATCTATCTAACCTCTTGAAGTTCGTTGACCTTCGCACACACGAAGGCGCGCAATGGGAGATTCAAAAGGTTGCTGAGGCTTGCTTGGAGATCGCTACGGATCTATTCCCTGAGACAGTTGGAGCCTACAGAAGGATTAGGGATAATGGCTGAAAAAGTAAATCACCCAGGACATTATGGCGGCGAGGACAACACTTACGAAGCAATTAAAGTTATTGAAGCGTGGGATTTAAACTTTCATCTTGGTAATGTCGTCAAATACATTTCAAGAGCCGGCAAGAAATCACAAGATAATATTGAAGATTTAAAGAAAGCGGAGTGGTACCTAAAGCGTCATGTCAAGTTCGTACAAACAAAAAATAGCTGATTACATTAACAATGTTCTGAATAAGAAGAGACCAGAGTTCAATGATGTGGCCACCTGTCCCTTTGCTGCGCCAGAGTTGGCTAAAGATAAACTAATGGTTGTTATGATGCACGAGGAAGACAAAGGAATTAAAGATCTTCTTGAAGATTTCGCAGCATCAGATTATGATAGTGCTTTGATAGCACTTCCACACGAGTTATCAGCTGAAAACACCAAACCGTTTCAGGTTTTTGTTAATGCAATTTTAAAAAGGTTGGGACTAAAAGATTATAAATGTATTTGTTTCAACCCAAACGACGAGGTGGAAGTGCAGGGGTATAACCCAAGAGCAGAAGCGCCTTACTTTATGATAAATATCGCGCACAAAAAAGCGTTAAATAATGCACATAAGTCCTTGCGCAAAACGAAATATTATGATAACCTTAATAAAGAATACAGAGAGTTTTTAAAGATCAATGAAAAAGGTAAGAAAAGTAAACACAAACAAAAGAAAGAAGGAACGCAAGGAAGCTCAGAAGAAGCTTGAAAAGCAGACCGCTGCTTTCCTTGACCATCCCAAAGAATGTTGTGTTTGTGGAATTCCGTTTGTGAGGAACCACGAAACAGTTAAGACTTGGCAAGTATCAGTAGTAGAAGATAGAGTTCGCTTGACTTGCCCAGATTGTTGGGGTAAAATAACGGAAGCATTGGAGAAGATAAAATGATACAAGAAGCAGTAACTTATAATGATGTCCTACTGGTCCCGCAGTATTCGGACATTAAAAGCAGGAACGAAGTTAAACTTACTTCAAACTTATCAGACAATCAATTTAGATTGCCAATTATTGCCAGTCCAATGGACACTGTGTCTGAAAAGGATATGGTTGTGGCAATGGCTGACGAAGGTGGGCTGGCTATTGTTCACAGATACAACACTATTGAAGAGCAAGTCAACATAGTAGAGCACTCAATAGCAAACCTTGTGAATCCCGACAGTTCGGTCGCCGCAGCAATAGGAACGTCTGGTGACTATTTAGAAAGAGCAGTGGCTCTTGTGGGGCACGGCGCAAATATACTTTGTGTTGATGTAGCTCACGGACACCACATACTAATGAAGCATGCGCTTCAAGAGTTGCGTGGGATCCTTAAAGACTCTGTTCATATCATGGCTGGCAATGTTGCCACCTTGGAGGGTTATAATGACTTGGTCGATTGGGGAGCCGATAGTGTGCGTTGCAATATTGGCGGCGGTTCTATTTGTTCAACTAGGGTTCAGACTGGCCACGGTGTCCCGGGCCTTCACACAATTATTGATTGCGCGAGATCAGACAGGAACGTTCCCATCATTGCTGACGGGGGAATCCGAAACTCGGGGGATATTGTCAAAGCTTTGGCAGCTGGGGCTGACTTCGTTATGCTTGGTTCTCTCTTGTCAGGTACTAATGAGACTCCTGGGGATATAATCAATACCAGAGAAGGTAAGTTTAAGGCTTACCGTGGAATGGCTTCAAAGGATGCTCAGGTCGAGTGGCGTGGAAGAACAGCGTCATTAGAGGGTATTGCAACGACAGTGCCTTGTAAGGGTCCAGTGGCAGATATACTAATGGAACTAGACCGCGGCATTCGTTCGGGACTTTCATATTCCGGAGCACGAACCATTACAGAGCTACAAGCAAAAGCTCGGTTTATCCGCCAGACTTCTAGCGGACAGACTGAGAGTGGGACACATATCTTGAGATGAAAAGATCGTACCCAGAAGGACACTCTATATTATCTTTCTCGTTGGATTCAAAACTCCACGAGAACTTAAAGATTAGATTGTTCTACGATGAGATTAAAACACAGAGCGAGTTCTTTCGATACTGCGTTGAATCTTATCTATCACAAGACAAACTTTTTATGAAGTTTCTTGACGACTACAAAATTAACAAGAAAGTTCAATCTAAAAAGCGTGTTACTAAATCTCGCAAACTGCGTGAGGATGGCGAGAAAATGTTACAAGACCTTGCGCTAACTGAAGAAGACATCGAAAACATATTCGATATATTAGAAGAGGATTTACCAGAGTTATGAAAGAATGTGCCAGCAAATGCTATATACATCACGTACCCTGCTCGCAAAGTGAATGCAGGTTGCACTTAGATTACGAAGAGGATTTAAATTGTACTGATATCGCCGTCTATAAACACGGCGCTATGACCCTTAAACAGATAGGAGAGCGACACGGCGTGAGCATTGTAAGGGCAAAACAATTAGTCGATGAATCACTTGTTAAATTAAAAAAGACATTATCAGATCAAAATACTATTTAAAAATAGCATATTCGCGAATAATGTTAGGAGTTTTGCAGGATGTCCAAAAAGAATAAAACAATTTTAAGCGAGTCACAGATTCGCCAGTTCATGAAGCTAGCTAGGCTAGAGCCTTTGACCCCAGGCTTTGTAGAGGGTCTTACCGAAGAGAAGCACGCTGATGAGGACCTAGAAGAAGGTCGAGGAATGCGCATGCGCGGTGAGGATGAGGAAGAGATGGAAGAGGGCATGCGTGGCATGCGCCGTGATGAAGACGATCTTGACGAGATGCGTCACGCACGAGATGAAGACGAGATGGATGAAGTCCGCACCGACGCTGCTGGTGGAGGTCTACAGGACGCACGAAGAGGTCACGGCAGAGGCCGCGGACCAGCCGATCGTCTTGAGGAAGAGGAGCATGCAGAGTTGGAAGTCGACGCAGCCGAAATGGAAGATGCTGCCGGTGACGAGGAACTAGAAGTAGATGCAGAGATAGAGGCACCAGCTGAGGAGCCAGCCGCAGATGCAGGCAAGATGGTTTCAGTTGATGATTTCCTTTCAGCCCTTGAGCGCGCCCTTGAAGACGCAATGGGTGAGGAAGTCGAAATTGACGCTGACGAGGTTGCAGATGCAGACGAGCCCCCAGATGCTATGGACGCCATGGCAGACGAGCCAGCTGATGCAGACGAGATGGGTGATGATCTAATGGAGACCATCACGAAGAGAGTTGCAAAGAGAATTCTTATGGAGGCTCTTAGCACTAAGAAATAGGTTGACAAACCAAAATTCCTAACGTATACTAAAAGCTGTGAGTGACCCTCACAGCTTTTTTTATTTTGGATGAATTATGTTAGAACTAACAACAGATGATTTAACCGCCATCGCTGCGATGGCTTTCTTCGCCGGCGTATTCGCGAGTATGTTTTTGTCTCGGTTTCTGGAGATTGTGCATACTTGGAGAATAGTGCAAGAGGCTGTTGTTTCTGTGGTATGGATGCTGGTAAAGATGGTAGAGGACTTATCGTTCCTGCAGGAATTAAAGTCGAAGTCGATGCACGACGCAGGCTTTACAGAGGAGCAGATTCGTCAGTTCCAGAAAGTTGACGACCAATTCTTGACAAACTGGAAGGACTCTGTTATAGTATCGCTAGTGAAGAGAGCCCCCCGACACTTTAAATCGATGTTACCGTTCCACGACTGGGACAGTGCTATGCGGTTCTTAAACAATTCCCTTAAGGGAGAATAGGAAAACAATGTTAATTTTCAATAACGAAACCCCAGATGAAGAAGAGGAGATCTGTGAGCATCAGGCTGCAATGGTTATGGCAGCGATGGCAGCTGGCCAGGATGGCGAAGAACCCAATACCCTTGGCTTGGTTGGAGAATTAAATGAGGAATCAACTCAAGAATTATATATGGGGCTTGTTCAGTTAAACGGAGGGAAGGTCTTTCCAAACCCATTAGAAGAAGGAGAGGAAGTCCCAGAGGACGTTCACTTTCTTATTTCAACTGGCGGCGGTGCTGTCTACGATATGTTCGGTGTTGTTGACATAATGAATATTGTGAAGAGACGCCGCGATATCGCAACGCTAGGAACAGGCAAGGTGTTCTCTGCTGGCGTGCCTTTATTGGTCTCGGGAACAAAGGGTAAGCGTTTCGTGACGCGCAATGTTCGCATTATGTTGCACCGTTGTTCATCGGGCGGTATGGGATCCACTGCCGATATGAAGGCAAGCCACGATGAAATGCGCTTAATGGAAGACAATATGGTTCGGGTGATTGCCGAGAACTCCAATCTTTCTGTTGGCGAGATTCATAACATGTTTTCTAAGAATATAGACGAATATTTCTCTGCTGAAGAGGCAATTGAAATGGGTCTTGCTGATGAAATCATCTAATTAGTATTAGTTCCCGAGGATTTAAAATGAATATTGATACACTGGTGGAGAGTTTCTACTCCAAAAAAGACGAGACTGAAAGCATAATTAAAGAAGTTCTAAGTCTATTAGTAGGTGGAGAACAAGCCGAAGCCTTAATCAGAGAACAAAGAGAGGCAATCACTTTAACCTTTGATGGTGTCCCCGATATTCCAATCTCGGAAATTCCCTGGTCCTCTGTTCAGACAGTTGAAGGAGGGGCTGATATCCCGAGCCCTCAGAGAAAGCAGCTTGAACAGTTCCTAGATGATATCGCAGGAGATGACCTAAAAGACAAAGTTGAGGGTCTAGCAAAGTTCTATCAGACCGACCCGGTTCAACTTCTTGAACAGGGTTTCTTTGGAGATACTGACAAGGAACGTATTTCAAAAGCTTTAGGTTATCTAACTTTCTATAAGACCCTAACAAAGATTGTCGCCCACTTCAACGCTTCCTCGGCTGGTTTCTCATTTGAAGCTTTTCTGGGGGTGCTTTTGGGCGGCGCACAGATTGCTACTGGCGAAGGAACAATTGCTGACCTCACCGCCAATGTGGGTGGAGAAAAAGTTCCTATCAGTCTTAAATTATACACCGCAGGCTCCCTAAAGGTTGGCGGTAGTTTCACTGATTTGGTAAACGATCTTCGAAAGTACGAAAAGATGCAGTATGTAGCTGTGACAAAGAAACTGGACGACCAAGGTTCAGGGCGTCTAGACTTTTATCGCTTCGACTTCACGTTAGATAACGTAGCCAACCTCATGTATAATGGCGGTCTGGAAAACCCAGGTCTTATGAGGCTGCCTCAAGGATTTATAAATGATCCTGATAGCGTGGCCGATGTGAAGATCCCGCCTCCTCCCAAAGCCGAGGACGTTCTTAAACTTTACCACGATCGGGTGAAAGAGTTGGGAGATGCGTCCGATATCTCCCAAGATATATTGGTAAATGCAGTCAAGCTCGTTGGACTTCCAGAGGACACCTCGCAGTTGAAAACTCCCAAACGCTTCGGTCGCGACCCACTGATGCCGCGCGCAGTGGACAATCCCACTGGAGCACGGGAGGCTGCTTTAGCCTACAGGATGGGCCTTTTGTCTGAACCGGCGCCGAAGGCTCCCACTACCAAGGCTGCGAGAGCAGAATGGATCGAAACATACGGAGACCGCATCGTCACCGCTTTGAGAATTTACAACGAAATTGTTGTAGCCGCCTACAATGAGGTTACGGAATTAACCAATGCAAACCTCGCGGCTCGCCAAGAACTGATGGGTCGAGCCGGCGGGGCTTACGCTAAAGACAAAAAACAAGAAGGCGCCAAAGACTCGATCGTAGCCTACAACAATCTTACCCCGGAGCAGAAAAAGAAAGCTCTCTTGCTCAGCCACGGCTATGTTAATACAGACCAGTTTGAACTGACCGAGCCTCGTATTTTGGATATTAAAACACTTGCTGCTGGCAAGGAGATATTCCCCGCCAACCAGGATAAGGTTATGCTGGGTTCCATTGAGATTGGTCAAGAACAGGTTGTGAATCTTATGCAGAAGATCTCCGAGATTATTGACACTTCAGTCTTCGCAATCTTTTCGGATCTAAAGGTTCTAACCACAAACATTCAAAGTTACTTTGGTAATGGGCTACAGAATGATCAAGAGGCTCAAACAGCAATTGATGCATCCAAGTCTATTGGAGAACGGACCAAAGACCTTCAAAGTGATAAATAATACTTGACATATACGAATCGTATGTTATAATACTAAGAGTAAGAAAGTGAGGTTTCAATGCCCAAATGTGTATTTGAAGACCGACAGGGCCTGAGTCAAAAGGTTCTGGACGGAGTTAATAAGCTTGCCGACAATGTTGCGGCAACTTTAGGACCGAAGGGTCGCAATGTTATCCTACATCAAAAAGGAAATGATCCCATTATTACGAAGGACGGTGTAACTGTCTCTGCGTTTGTTCATCTGGACGATGAGTTTGAAAACGCTGCTGCACAGATTCTAAAGCAGGCAACCTCCCAGACCAACACTATGGCTGGTGACGGAACCACTACAGCGACTGTCCTCGCGCGCGCCATCCTTAATAAGGCGCAGCGTTATATCACTGCTGGTGCGTCTCCGGTAGAATTAAAGCGAGGCATTGATTTGGCTGTGGAGGCTTTGGTTGGACAACTTAAAAGCAACGCACAACACATTGAAACGCTTGACGATGTTGAGAACATCGCAACCATCTCGGCCAACAATGATAGAACCATTGGTAAGTTAATCGCCACTGCTGTTGATAAGGCTGGTAAGGATGGCTCTATTACCATTCAAGATGCCAAGACGATCGATACTTCACTTGATGTTATTGAAGGTTTCCGAGTTGAATCTGGCTATGCTGCGTCTGCTTTCGTAACCGACGAACGTCGTGGTGCGGTTCACTATGATTCCCCGCTTCTTCTTGTAACTGATAATCGGATTGAATCAGTAGACCAGATTCTCCCAGCGTTGGAGATTGTATCTCGTGACGGTCGTCCCCTTGTTATTGTTGCCGAAGAAATTGAAGGTCAGGCACTCGCAGCCCTTATTATGAATACTGTTAGGGGATCTTTGAAGATTGTTGCTGTAAAGGCTCCCTTCTACGGCGAGAGGCGTCGTAACATTCTGTCCGACCTAGCACTTTCAACAGGTGCGGAGTTCGTCTCTACGGGCGGCACGGTTGGCTTAAAAGACATTAAGCTACAACACTTTGGTCAGTGTCGTTCCATCGACATTACAAAGGGTAATACTACTGTGATTGGCGGCAAAGGCGACTTTGAAGAGATTGATCGTCGCATTGATTTGCTGAAGACTGAGTTGATGCAGACCGATGACATGCGTGAATGTGACAATATTCAGGAACGCATCACCAAGTTGGCCTCTGGGGTAGCAGTCATTAAGGTGGGTGCGGCAACTGAAGTAGAGATGATTGAGAAGAAGCATCGTATTGAAGACGCGCTTGAAGCGGTTAAGTCTGCACAGCAAGAAGGCATTATTCCCGGCGGTGGTGTTACATTGGTTCGAGTATCTAACAACCTTCTAATGGTGGAAGCAGAGAACGAAGATCAGGTGTTTGGCATTGAAATAGTACGCGACGCAGTTAAAGCTCCACTACGACAGATGGCACAGAACTGTGGGTTATCCCCCGACTTGATTCTTGCTCAGATCGAAGCGGCTGAAAGCAATCTAGGCTATAACTTCCGCACCGATGAAATGGTTGACATGCTTGAAGAAGGCATTATAGATCCCGTTAAGGTTACGCGGACAGCACTTCAAAATGCTGCCTCTGCTGCTGGAACATTAATCACAACTTCACACGCCATTATAGAGATTTAGTTCTATTTACTGGTGTCTGGAGGTGACCAATAATGACCGACGATAACGAGAAGAAACTAACTGTAATGCTGGTTGAAATGTCCACAAAGTTGGAGATTTTACTTGACAAACAAGAAGAATTAGCTGATAATATTAGCAAGATTAAAGAAGCTGTTTACAATCCTGATTCGGGATTGTTTGCTCGATTAAGAGATTTGGATATTCGTATTATTCAGCTTGAAACTTGGAAAGCGGCTAATACTAGAGCGATGTGGTTGGTTGGCGGCTCCGTTGCCGGTTTATTGGTCAAAACTGTCTGGACAGTCTTATTCCCCTAGGAGATTAAAATGAGAGTTAAACTATCTTACACAGTTGAAGAAGAAGATATTTTGAAGGAAGCCGCTAAGATCCTCGGACTTTCGTCGGACGATATGAGCCACGCGATTGATATGTTTAAAGCGGTTCAGGAGGAGCTACGTCGAGAAGAAGAGGCGCCTAACACAGGTAAAGTTTTGGATATGATTGAGGATTTTCGCAAGGCGTTGCTAGCAGTTGATACGCGACTGATTGAAGTTGAGGATATTATCAAAGGTTACGACAAGTACCGCGTCGATCAGAGATCAGAAGGAGAAGCTCCTGCTCCTGAGAATGAAAGGTATTACGGGGCCGATTAGTGAAGAAGAGTAAAATTGGTGACCTAGTTCACATTCCACAAGCCAGTCGATTGACGCATTTTAGCCCAACCAGCAAGCAGGTTCACATACCTTGGGATTTTCTGCGCTTGGAGGAGCCCAAAGTAGCTATAGTTAGCGGTATAGACTGGGCAGATGGCTATGTACAGGTTTTGTGGAACGGCAAAGAATGGTCAGTTAGAGAGCAAGATGTATATACTATTAAGGAGTTGTAGATGATACGGTTTGTAGAGGTAATTAATAAGACAGACAAGAATCCGAGAATGGAACGAACTGCGAAGCCACGGTTTGAATTGGGCGAGGTTTGGATTAATGAAAAATATGTTGTTAATGTTAGGGAACATGTAGGCTATAATAGTCTCTTGAAAGAAGGTATGCCTGGAGTTGACCTAGATCCTAATCATCGTTTTACCACAATCATTGTTAATGAAGGTGGTAGTTCCTCTGTCCACACTGTCGTGGGGGATCCAGCAACGGTTGCCAACAGGCTATCGCGACAAAACCATCAACTTTTGAAAGGATAGAGAATGATTACAACTGCTAACCGGTTCGAGAAGCCGTGGGGACACGAACTTCTCTGGGCTAAAGCCTCCCGATACGCGGGAAAGATACTGTTTATTAAGAAAGGTCATCGCCTGTCGCGACAGTATCATAACACTAAAGAAGAAACTATCATGGTTCTAGATGGACAGCTGATCTGCGAAGAGGGTCCGTCAGAGGAGAACTCTGAGATTATACGCCATGTAATGGATCCTGGTGACATCTTTCATGTATCACCGGGCACCGTTCACCGCTTTTGTGCGGAAATGGGAGATGTTCGACTAGTCGAAGTAAGCACCCCCGAGTTAGGTGATGTGGTTCGCTTGGCTGATGACTACAGCCGCGTTGAGCCAGCCTCACTGCCCGAAACCAAACAAAGCGGAAAGTAGAATTCAAAACTACTTATAGTTGATGTATTTGCGTCAAACTAACAAATGGAAAGATTATCTACTTCAAGAAGGGGTCGAGGATATTGGCCTCCCCTCTGAAGTTGCGTTTATCTTAAGGCAGATGAACAATGAGTACGGTCCGGTCAGCAACAAACATCTGACTTGGATTGGCACTCTTGTAAAAGCGGTTAAGAGTAGGAACTTCTACAGCCCCAGCGTCCACAAGACTATCATTGAAGAAATAATTGGACGTGACCGGTGGCCCGATACCCCCGAAGCAGAAGAAGCCTGGAGCAATACCGTCAAATTCTTTAGCGAGTGGTATATCAACCATTCCGGCGTACGGGGAGCCCCTGGACTGGCGGATCTTAAATCTCTTAGAAAGAGCGCCCGAAAGATGCTGAAAAAGCGCGGTGCTCCCGACATGCTGATTAAGCAATTAGATTCGTTTTTAGAATATAGAGCGACTCAGGGCGTTCGCGCGCTCCAGGGATACATTGTTCCCATTATGACGCTGCTGGCAGAAGATCCAGCTTTCTACGACGAACTACGCCAGGGGATTGGTACGAACCAGGAACGCTTCCTCCGCACTGCAAGTGAGATAGCCCGAGATGTTTTGACTAGTCCGGCCAAAGCAGAAGATCAAGTTATTCACACCTTTGATAATGGCTACTTCTGGTATGATATCCGCAGCAGAGCTTGTGATTTTGAAGGCAAGAAGATGGGACATTGTGGTCGCGCCGACCAGGGGATGCTCTACTCCCTCCGCAGCGGAGAGAAGCGCCGCAGCATTAAACCAATGGTTACTCTGGAATTTGCTGACGGTGTTGTATATCAAGTTAAAGGCAAAGCTAACAAAGCTCCTACCGAAGATTTGTGGCCCTACATTGATTGGTTCCTTGAGAACGCGGGCGTAGAGAAGTTTGACGAGGACGGAACGCATAGTTCTGACAGCGTCGGTTTTATAGAGATGCTGGAATATCTTAAACAGAAGCACCCCGATATCAAGTTTGAGGACTCATGGATTACAGAAGCCAATGAACTGTTAGAACAGTATGCTCCCGGCTTTGAGTCCGACTCCCAGACAAGCCAGGAAGTGGACTGGCCCTCAATGGGATCCCTCGCAGTGAGCTTCCTTGTGAAGCACCAAGCGTTCTGGCCTGTGAAAGATATTATTGTACAGGAAGAGACCACTCGTTTGCGTTACGAGATTCGCCAGGATGCGCAGAGGATTGGCTACGACACCCTCACTCCCAACCCCAACATTGTCAGCGTTGATGTGTTTCCGCGCGGCGTACAAGATTCGCAAGCCGCGATGCTCCGTATTGAAATGGAGTGGGTAGATAGTTTTGAACCAGATGATCCAGACGAACCAGAGGATGTGGCGGAAGAGCTAGCTCGCCTAAACAACTATCTAGACGAAATGCAAGATGTCTCCGAATATCTGATAAGCACGACAGCTGCGCCCGAAGAAGCAGATTTTGATTACAACGGTTTCTGGGAAGGTGTTCAGGAGAGATTAGAGGCACTCGGCGTGTATCGAGACATTGCCGGCGAAGAGGATCGCCAGATGAAGCGCGACCAAGAAGAAGAGGCAGGGCAACAAACTCTTCCCTTCCAAGAGTCCAAGGTTTTTGGCTCCTGGGCAAAAATTATAAAATAAATTTAGAACTTCTTTCGTCAAAGGTCTTTTGCCTTCTAGTTACTTATAGACATATCGGGTTAGAAAGGACTCAGGTTGTATGCAAAATTTAGCGTCCCGTAAGGAGTTTGCAGGTATTAGTACGTTGGAGTGATAGTGATAAAGTAACCTATTTCACGGAGGATTTTTCGTGTCTAGGTGGATTAAAAACTTTATAATAATAGCTTCTTTACTTTTGGTAAGTTGTACTGGACCGGTCTTACCAAATTCTAACTCAAACTTAAATCCGGATATTATTCAAACACAGCGTACAGTTGAAGTACGGAACTCTATCGGACGAGTTCTGGAAGTCATTGACGCCCTTAACCTTACATTAACAGAAAAAAGAACCAGACAGGCAGCTGTAAAAGTCCGTTCGCTTTTACAGGGTGGTCATGGCTCTGGTACTTACATGGTCGCCTATGGCCGCCGCATCGTCGCAACGGCTGCTCACGTTGTCCGGAACGAGAGTACTATGCTCATAGAGGGCCGAGATGGTGAAGTGGTCATAGGCAAGGTTATCTTTGCAGACCACAGGGTTGACATTGCTTTTATGGTTGTTCCTGAGATTGAAACCAGAACAGCCATTCGTTACCGACCAGAATTAAAATACGACGAGAGACTCGTTGGAAAAAACTTAACTTATACTGGCTTTCCATCACATCACGACCTTCTGACAATCCGAGGATATGTAGCAGCCCTAGAGCACAGCATGATTGTATCCAACATGTTCGGGTGGTTCGGCTCATCTGGCTCCGGAGTATTTGACCAGTCAGGCAGATATCTTGGCTGTGTGTCGGGAATTGACGTTGGGCGCTTCGGCGGCGGCGGTCGTATCCCGCTGGAGGAGATTGTTTGGATTGCCCCCATTAGTCAAATTGATCTTGAGTTATTAAAAGTAAGAATTCTATCCTCTGATGTTCCAGTGCGGGAGATGAAATCTATTCCTGGCGCTGCTGCTCCGAGAAGAGGTGGGTTGAGGGATTAAAAATGCTTAGTAGATTTGCACTAGTATTTCTTGTTTGTTTGACGGTTTTCGGATGCGAAGGAGATTACACAATCTACTCGCAGAATCCAGGTGAAACAGTCTACGTTGAAATCCCGGGAGAAACTGTTTACATTGACATTCCAGGAGAGGGTGGCGATGTTTGGGTTGATTCGTTTGAACAACCTTTCACAGTTGATGGCGTCGACATTATTTGGCTTATTGACCAATCGGGCTCAATGAATACGTTTAATCAAGCAGTAATCGATGGTATTGGTCAGATGATGAGTGCCCTACCGGCAGTAGGTTGGCGTTTGGGGATTACTACAACTGACTACATGCAGGCACAACAGCAAGCCATATTCCCATTGGTTCCGGGAGATACGGTGGCTGATGCTGAGGCAGCCTATAACACCCTCATCGGACTCCCGTCTTATCGAGAGGCAGGCTTCGACGCGCTACACAGTTATGTTGCTCTCAACTCTTACAACCAAACGTGGCTACGCAATGATGCCGCCCTGTTGGTAGTATTTGTTAGCGATGAAGATGAACAAAGTAGTTCCCAATTCACTTCAACCAACGCCGGTCTTCAAGAGTTTATTCAGTGGTACGGTAACCAAAGACAATCTGTCTTCATGGCGAGCATTGTAAACGTTGACCCAGCAGACACTATTTGCGACGGAGGGGTATCTGCTACTTTTGTGGGAGACAGATACATGGACGCCACAGACGCATTCAGTGGTGTGGTGGTTGACATTTGCGAAGAAGATTGGTCCCCCGGTGTAGCCGCTGCATCCTCACAGGTCGACCCCTACGAAGAGTGGCCGCTGACCTACACACCTATTGAGGATACGTTGATTGTTTTTGAAGATACTGTGCCGATGGCTGACACAGACTGGGTGTATAACGCTGCTACAAACAGCATTGAATTCCTGGTGGTGCCTTACGAGGGTGCATTAGTGGAAATTGGATATGTTATTGATCATGATGCCGGTGATGATGACGACAGCGCCGGTGATGATGACGATTCAGCCGGTAGTTAACTACTTATGAGTGTGAAAAAAGAGGTAATAGTTTTGAAAGACAAATGGAATACAAACGCAACAGACGTTCCTGAGACGCGTGCTATTGAGATGGCAGAGGTGAGTCCTGATACATATATGAATACACCCTTCCCTCTCTCAACGGAAACACAAAAAAGACTTTTAGAGTTGATTTATAATCGCAAGTCTGGCATAATTACTAGACAGGAGTTGATAAATGTTATCTTTAGTACAGAAAATACTCCGAGCGGCCACATCATTCGATACCGTGCTTAGCCGCTTGGATAGAATCGAAAGCACGATAAATCAGGTTCAAACAAAGATTAAAAAGTTTGATAAGCTTGCCGATGAGAACGATGCTTTGTGGCAGATGCTTGACGAGCAAAGAGAAATGGATCAAATCTTCGTGAACAGCGCAGAGGATTACAATAAAGAAATCGCTGAGATTCTTTTACGAAATACGAAAGTCCAAGGTGATGCCTGAAAGAATATACCTATTTGATGTTGATGGGACGTTAACTGAGCCCCGCCAAAAAATCAAGACAGAAATTGAAGATGTGTTTATGTCATGGGTCACCGGTGGCAAGAAAGTATATTTGGTCACAGGCTCGGACATCTCAAAGACACGAGAGCAACTAGGCGAAGATCTTATACGTTCTTGTCTAGGTGTATTTACGTGCTCGGGGAATGTGTTTAGACAGGAAGGACAGATTGTTTATAGCAATGTCTTCAGTCCTAGTGAAGAATTTATTTCAGACTTAGAGTTATACTTAGACAACTCTCAATGGCTTTCTAAGAAAGGTAATCATATTGAAAAAAGACCCGGTATGATTAATTTCTCTACAGTTGGAAGAAATGCCAACAAGAATATGAGAGAGGCTTATGAGCGATGGGATAAGAGGACACTTGAACGAGAAGACATTGTCGCATATATTGGCGAAACATACCCAGAACTAGAGGTTTCAATTGGCGGTTCGATCTCGGTAGATATCTATCCAAAAGGCAAAAATAAAGGACAAGTGGTGGAAAAACTAAGAGAGCTGCACGGCGATGATGTTGAGATGATTTTTGTTGGGGATAAGAACATACCCGGCGGAAATGATTGGCCTCTCGCACAGCGTTTAGAATCTGTTGTAGGTTCTCACTGGTATCAAGTTCTATGTCCGGAAGAAACACGCGCACTTATTGAGTACGGCGAACTATTTATATAGATGAAACGCGAACTTCAAACCTTTAAAGACTTCCTAGAGGAAGCTAAAGATCCTGCATACTTTCAGGACACGTTTAACTTTACTGTTCTGATATCAATGGACAAGAATCGTGGCGGCTCCCGCGACGAGACTAAAAACGACATCCGCGCCCTTCCAGAGGTTCTGACTGTTACTCTCATTGAGAGAGAAAAGGGAGGTGTTCAGAAAGATTTAGGCAACACTTATCTTTCCACGCTCAAAGTTCACGTCCGTCGTCCACGAGACACGTCCAAAGAACTAATGATGAAGCGAGTTGTAAAGCTCATCGCTAGACTCAAGGGTGTTTCGGTCTTGAGATACAAGGAACGCAAACCTAAACAAAGAAGAAAAGCTTTCTACGGTCCCGGTTCATACACCAAGAGAGTCCAGAATGTATCGGAGGGTGATTATTATCAGTCTGCAAAACATAAGTCAGATTTGAAAAAGGATTTCAAAGATCTTACTTCCAAAGGACCTCAGAGAAAGGGTGGATACAAAAACGTAAGTGACTCGCCTGACTTTGAATCAGCACCACCCGGCGCCGTCGGTGGGTTAGAAGAGGCTATCCTTGACGAAGCGATGAAGACTGCCGCCGACCTACCCGAAGGGGTTGTGGTTGCCGTTGATCTTCAGCAGATGCCAATGAAATACAAGGTGTATTACGCGATGAAGGACAATCCTAACGCTCCTTTGGTTGCGGACGATTTAGATCGTATGGAGGCTGGTATCGACGTATACGGCGTGCTGGAGGCACACCGTTCTTCCGGAGATCCGTTCAAGGGAACCTATAAAGTTGCTACTGTAAAGGCCAGAGATGGCTTCGGACCTTTGCTGTATGATGTGGCACTAGAGATAGCGTCAGAGAGCAGCAGAGGACTAAAAGCAGATGATAACAGTGTCTCCGACGATGCTGCGGCAGTATGGAAGTATTACCACGATAGCCGAGATGATGTTGAAAAGAAAGAAGCAGACTCCTCAATTGATGATTGGTACGACGCTTATGAAGCTGGTGTAACAGACATAGATAACCTTGCGCGCCATATGGCTGAGGCTGGTTTTATACCAGTTAGCGACCTAGAATCAAAAGAATCAATGAAAGATTATGTCAAGAACAAGCGTCATCTTACAAAGATTTATAAAAAGGATTCAAAAGACACCACCGCATCCCTGCAAGGCGCCGACAAGTATGTACAGGTTACAAAGCAAAAACGCAAGCCACGATACACCAACAAAGATCTCAGCCGCTTTGACCGTTTACGCGAGGATATTCTAATTTCCGTAGGCAATGAAGAGGATCTAGCAACATTTGAGATGCAGCCAGAGTTCCAGCAAAAAATCTGGGACGGTGAAGAGAGAATCCGACCTGGGGTTAAAGCTGCTTTGATGGATATTGTTGATGAATTCGTTGAGCGTTTAGATTTAGACGCCGAGATTAAAGATATTATCCTTACAGGGTCTTTAGCGAACTATAACTGGTCAAAGTTTTCTGACATTGATTTACATATCCTGATAGACTTCAAAGAAGTTAACGAGAATGAAGAGTTGGTTAAGCGTTTCTTTGACGCAGTTCGTGCCAACTGGAACAGAACCCACGATATAAAAGTCAAGGGACACGAGGTTGAGCTTTATGTTCAGGACGAAAGCGAGCCACATGTTTCAACGGGCGTATATTCTTTAATGAACGATAAGTGGCTCGTGAAGCCAAACAAAGTGAAGCCCTTCATTGACAAGAAAACCGCTCGGAAAAAAGCAGCTGATATTGAAAGAGGGGTTGACAAGGTGGCATCCATCCTGTATGATGGAGATCACAATGCAGCACTTGAGGCTGCGGCTAGTCTGAAAGAGAAGATCAAAACAATGCGACAAACAGGATTGGAAAAAGCTGGCATCTTCTCTCCCGAGAATCTCGCGTTTAAGATGCTGCGAAGATCCAATGCTATTCAGAAACTACACGATGTGTATATCAAAGCATACGATCAGGCTCTTAGTTTAGATCAGTAATTAAAATAAGGATCAGGAAAAACATGAAAGGAAACGCAGCAGTCTTAATTCTGGACGAGCAAGATCGAGTTCTAATCTTAAAAAGGACGACAAAAGCTTGGTGGATGCCCGGAAAGTGGGGCTTACCCGGAGGCAGAATCGACTCCGGAGAAAATTCTCCGGGCGCCGTGATTAGAGAGACGAAAGAAGAGACTGATTTGGATATTGATATATCTGATCTAGTTTGTCTAAAAGAATTTAGTAATGAAGTCGTTGACATATATTATTGTGGCCACCATAGCGGCACCGTACGGATTGGTGTTGAGCATGACGATTTTGAGTGGGTCACTAGAGATAGTATAGAGGATTATCAGACGACTCCAAATTTGATAGAAGCATTCGATTGGATTTTAAAAAATGAGCGATGAAACTACCACTGAAGAAGAACAAACTCCCGCTGAGGAGTTAATACCTAAGAAACCCTCTCGTCTATGTCCCCGCGGCATTCAGACATTCACGGTTGCGCGGCAAGCGGACGAATCGGGAGTGTCGGGTGAAGGAGTAGTTATTGAAGGCGTTGTACTAGCAACGGGTCAGTGTATCGCACACTGGTTATATCCTCGACCGAAGGGTTCTATTGCTATTTTTGATTCGATGAACGATTTCATCACTGTTCATATCAAGCCGCATCCCGGCAATCGCACGATTATTACATATGACGACGGCGAACAAGAGAGATATGGACTAATTACTGAAGAGGAAAAACCCAATGAAAATAACGAAGTCGAAGCTTAAGCGAATCATCACAGAGGAACTGCATAATATTCTTGCGGAGCAGGAAGACCCGGGAACAACGCGTATGCTTGAGCCGGGTGAAAGAGAGGCGATGAAACGCGCTGCCGCCGGGGCAGAAACCAAGAAAGTTGACGTCCGAGCTATGCGCGATAAACTCCGAGATCGTGCCATGCGCGGCTCGAAAGCCACCAAGGAAGATCGTCGCCGCGCCGAGAGCCTCGTAGATATTCTATATCCAGATGTCACAAATCGAGAGTTGATCTTTAGTTTAAGACAAGAGGACGATGAGGGTAACCTTCTGGATAGTTTGTTTGGTTTCATGTTCCCAGGCGAAACAAAGATGAATAAGCCAAATCCTATGCTTATGGACAGGGTGGAAGAGTGGATTGGAATGTTTAAGAATTCTCAAGACGCCGCTTTGGAAGTTAAAGGAAGATCAAACACAGAAAACCTTGAGTCACTTCTAACATACGTTGAGAAGAAGACTATGGACTTAGGTAAGGATATGTTTGATAGAGCCAAGTCCGACGCTGACAGTCGTCCAGCTAGAAATGTTCCTGTCGGTCGTGCTGCTACTCCCGGCACCCCAGAACGCGACGCATTAGATGCTCTAATGAGCGTGGATGTCCCCCCCAAGCGAAGAAGATAATATAATCCTTGACACCGAGCGCCCTGCGTGCTACTATGTAGTTGAAGGTGGAGCGATGGAGTGCCCAGTAGACATAAGAATTGGTGATTTGGTGCGTCCTCGCGTTGCGTATCTTCGCGACTCAGTTGGAGTTGTGGTGGATGTTTATAAGCTTACGCACGAAGAGAGTGGTGAGTCGTGGTGGGTGGGCAAAGCCCACATAAACAACGAAATACATGTTTTTCCAGTTCAAGATGTTGATCTGATTAAAAGAGGATAAGATGAGAAAGATTTTAATTATTATTTGCGCTCTATTAATGACTGGGTGTGCCCATATAAGGTTTGCGCCCCTCGATGGAAGCTGTCCAGCGGATTTCCCTATTAAGGGCAATGCTAATTCATATTTATATCATACCCCGGATAGTCCGTTCTATCATCGTACAAACGCTGAACTGTGCTTCGCTGATGAAGAGTCCGCACAAAAGAACGGATATTATTCAGCGGTCCGAGCACGCCAAACTCGATAAAACGATAATAAACCTTGACATCTCCTGTCCCCTGTGCTACTGTATGGGTGTAGGAGGCTACTATGGATAGTCATAAAGAAAACGAACTTTACGAAAGGTTCTCACATTTATACAGAGAAAGATTGGCCCCATTAGAAAGCTCAAAGATGGGCTGGGGATTTCAGTGTGGTGATGGTTGGTATAATATTATTCACAAAATGTCTAAAAGGATTGCTGCGCTATCGTCAGACGACGAATTCGCACCAGCCGTTACAGAAGTTTCTCGCAACGAAGACGGGACACTTTATGTTGAGGCACGCAATCTTACGCCGCCGGTCTTGGATCTCATTGAGACTGCTCGGGAACAATCACGAATAACGTGTGAAAGTTGTGGATATTCCCCAGCATTCTTACGTCTTAAGGAGGGTCCTATGAAGGGCTACGTTGCTTGTGGACGTTGTGTAAGGCAAGCAGAGGGGAGGACAAAGCAGAAGGCGACAAAACGCAGTAGAAAGCCGCGTAGAGCGCCTGATGTAATGGTTGTAAAACGTTGAAGAAAGAATTAAAGGTAGGCGACTTAGTTCGCGATAAATTAAACAAAGGCGAAAACGGCTATGGAATTGGTGTCGTATTAGACGGACATTATCCGCGGGGCAAAGAGAATGACCACGGAAAGAAGTATGCTGTTTATTTTACTAAATTTAGAAAAACAATAACATTTCATGGAGATTACCTTGAACGAATATCAAGAGATTGAAGAATATACTAAGCGAAGAATGAGGGAGCTTAGAGGGCAACGCCCTCAGCTTCAACAACTAGACCCGGTGGTTGAAAGATACACGACCCGGCGACTTCGTGAACTTAGGATTGAGCACGAAATAAAAAGATCTGAAGTAGAGGTTGACAACGTGCTGTTCAGAGGGTATACTATGGCAACGATGGAGGTTTACCGCGGCGATGACTGATTACGAAGACGAATGGATGACGCATACAATTAGCAACTTTACTTGGTCCGAAGAAGCGATTAGAGATTGGACGCTTATTTGGGCTCGACTATGGAAACTAGGATTTGATTGGCAATGGAAGAATGGAGATAGGTACGTTCGTCTTCGGGGCGAAACGTTCTCTGCCTTCCAGGTTCATGAAGATGCCGAACGTCTAGACGGCGCGATTCCTATTCCGCAAATTCATCTTTTTGACGAGATTAAGGAGCTTTTGTTGGACCGTACTGACGATGATGTAACTGTAGATTATGCTATTAGGGCTATCAACGACTGGCTTAAGCATCATTTTGGTGGTGACGATACAGTATTGGATATGCCTTTTATGGCAGGGGAGTATTAGATGAGACGCTTTTTAGATTTTGTTCGTGATATGATGTTAGCCTTAGGGTTCTTCATTGCAGTCACACTTTATATGGCTGCAACAGCAGCGATGGCAACTGTGGTTATCAACGATTTTCAGTTAGACACATACGTCACGCTGAAAACTGGAGTTGCAGCGACCCTGTTCGTTATACTTACGATTTGGCCCCCGGCGTTTGTGCTTTCTGGGGCAGGAAGAAACCGAAGAAATGAAACTTCCCTTGACAGGAATCATGATAACTGGTAGGATCTTACCGTGACCAAAAATATAGCCCCAATGTGGGGAAAAGAGGAGAATAAGAATGAAGACTAAGAACATTTTGCCTACTGACACTGAGTGGAATAAAATAAAAGAATTTGTTGAATCTTTTAAGAATAATTCCGCATTCAACGATCCTAAGAATCAATTCTATGGAAAAGTAATTAACTATGGTAGTTTTTTTGCAGACCAGTGTTACCACCCTGACATTGACGCTGGAGATAAGCAGCTCTATGACAACGCTGATTGGTTGATAAAACAGATTCGCGAAGATGACATTGGAAGTAAGGTGGCTGAAATGACCGAATCAGTCCGTTCTACTGGGGTAAAAGATAGAATTTTGTTATTGAGCAACACTGATCCAAATGCTACCTTTAAAGGATTAGTATTTGATGGGTGCTCTAAGACGATTGTGACGCGAAATTTGGAGCATGACGGCGTGATCACGCGGAAGCCCATGCGAGCAGGACTAGTGAAGGATCACGCGCTGATCAAGTTCTTGTGTAAGTGGGCTGATGAAGTACGACTAGCCTTTAACAATCACCTTCCCGCTTCAGAAAACTCGGCTGAGGATATAAAGGCTGCTGTTGGTCGAAAGATCAATGCAGCGGATAAAGAAACCGTGAATTCCAAGGAGTTCAAGGCGTCTTTGGCTGCGTGGGCTTACCACGTCTGCGATGCGCGCCGTGCAGAATCCACCGTTAAGAAGTGGGTGCAAGAAGCCCTTCGCCGCCGCGAGCAACAAGAGCAGGGGATTCGTTCGTATCGTGACGAAAAATATCGTCGGAATACTATCAAGAAAGCCTTAGATGCTGGTGTTCTTCTCGATGACGGTACCGAGTTCTCAATTGACTCAGACACATGGACAGATGAAAACTCATTTGAGCACGATGAATACAAGGTTTATTTACGAACCCCAACCGCAGGCATGACAGAGAAAATCATTGGACAGGAATTGCTCCGACGCAAGACCAACAATTCTCCTAGTATCAAGTCTGTAGTAATTACGTTGTCGAAGAAGACGAAGAGTGTTGAAGTTTATAAAGATTCAAAGGGTGTCATGGAAAAACTAGATTTTTCTAGCTCTGATATAACTGATAAGCAGTCTTTATTCGATTATGTATTTCAACTGGGGCAGCTGGTTAACTACGATGAGGGCACCCTTAACACTTGCGAGGATTGTGAAAAGGAAATCAAAAAATTGACAAAGGACGACGATGCCTAAAACGCCGTTACGATATCCAGGCGGAAAGTCTCGTGCAGTCGAGACAATTATGCCTTACATTCGTAACCTAGATTGTGGGGAGCTTTGCTCCCCCTTTCTAGGGGGCGGATCAATTGAATTAAAGTGTGCGGAAGAAGGAATGATCGTTCATGGTTATGATCTTTTCCAGCCTCTTGTGTGGTTTTGGCAGGCTTTGCTTTCCAATCCGGATAAGTTACTGGAATATATAAACGAATATCGACATAATGTTCGTGACTATACAGACGAGGCAATTCTATTTCGTGAAGCTGCAAAGATGTGCAAGGTAAAGAAATGCCTTTCCAAAGGAAATCATACAGAGTATTGTGCTCATCACAAAGATGTACTTCGTATTTGGCAGAATGATATGCTGGGCGTCCCTAAACAGGTTTTTACTGATATGAGGGAATTAGTTAATAGTCGGACACAGGTAAAGAATCAAGATAAGCTTTTCCGTGCTGCTGCACAATATTACATCGTGAACCGTACAAGCTTTTCTGGCTCCACAACATCGGGAGGTTGGTCTTGGAAAGCAAGCTGGGCTCGACTTACACAAAATACGTTGGATAATCTCAGCAAGTTTAAGGTTGATAACTTTGTGGTAAGAAACGCAGACTTCAATGTTTCCATCGCAGAACATCCTGATACAGGTCTATATCTAGATCCTCCGTACTGTCTCAATAAAGAGACCGGCAATAATGGTACAAATCGAGAAACTTTGTATGGGACCGAAGGAGATCATCACGAAGGGTTTGACCATGTTGGTATGGCTAACGTTCTAAAGTCTCGGGAAAAGTGGGTATTATCATATAATGATTGTGAATATATTCGTGAGTTGTACGACGGATACAGAATTGTAGAAGTTGATTGGGCTTACGGCATGAATAAAAGCAAAGAATCATCCGAGATACTAATTCTGGGTTAGTAAAAAAGACTTGACACACGACCAGAGCTGTGCTACAGTGTACACAAGATGAACGAGCGCCACTCTGGCGTGAGAAGAAGAGCTTGGTAAGAAACCAGTATGTCCAAATTAACCGCTAAACAATTTGAGCGCGAGTGCGCTAATCCTTATACAACTGAGCCTCTTGCAGTCCAGGCACGCAATCATGCTGCTGCGGCTGGAGCTAATATCGCAGCTTCACAGACGAGTGTTCAAGCTAAGATTAAGCGCGCCCCAGGCACGGTCGGAGAGGTTAAAACAGACATTGTATTTGGCTCCCATAGGGTTTCGGTGAAGTTCAAGGGCGGTGTACAACTAACCTCCGCGGAGGGAACCACTACTGCTAATATGTTTAGAGCGGTCAATGATACCTTTCCCGCCGATTTACGGGACACCTTCCTCGCGTGCGGACTGGATTGGATCATTACGAACCTACAACAAATGCCCGTGCGTGGAGTAGCTCCACAGAATATAAAGCGGGTTTTGCTAGAACACCCTTCCTGCAAGAATTGGTTCCAGAACGGCAAGCTTCTCCCCCAATATGACTATGGATTATGGAACAAAAACATTGGGACCCTTCTGGCTTCGCGAATTACGAAGTTTTTAGAAAATCACCCACCCTTCGCACTACGCTTGGTCGAAGAAGCGCTAACTGGTTGTTATACTATGGGTCGCCATCACTTCGCTTCTGCAACTCATATCCTTACGCCATTTTACTACAAGCCTATTGATGATAATTACATCAAGAAAGTTTACTCCAACCTCAAGGGTATTCGAATATCGCAAAAGTCCAGAAAGGGAATAACGTCTGGGACGCTTCGGATTGATTACGAAGTTTGTAAATAATACCTTGACAAACCTCACTGGCCCTGGTATAGTATACACACGATGAGAGAAGGACCCCTAGCTCAACAGGTAGAGCTGCGGACTTTTAATCCGCCGGTTCAGGGTTCGAGTCCCTGGGGGTTCACCATTCTCAAAATAAGCTGAAAGTTAAGATAAGGGTTGACAAGACTGGCAGGGCGTGATAGACTGTAGTCACGATGGAGATACGGCGCGGTGGTGGAATGGTAGACACAGCAGACTCAAAATCTGCCGCACTTATGTGCGTGCGAGTTCGACTCTCGCCCGCGCTACCAATTAAGAAAGTATAATATGCTAGATTATATTGAAGCAATAGTAGCAGTCGTAGTTCTAATGGGACTGGCTGTATGGTTTTACATGGAGAAAAGATAATGTATGTTGTAGTAGGATTCACGTTATTTGTGATGGCAGCTTCTGTGGCCATTGCAGAGGTTAGTAATGGCCTTAAAACTTACGATCAAGACGACTAATTTTATTCCGGTGTAGCTCAATGGTAGAGCTTCCGACTGTTAATCGGACGGTTGCTGGTTCGAGTCCAGCCACCGGAGCCAAAAAACGCTTGACAAACACGTTCCAGCGTGGTAATATATTCACAATGAAAGATTACAAGCCCCACATTACAATGCTAAAAGTTGAGTTAAAGAACGAGGACGAGAATGTCCTGACTATTGACATGTCTGATGACTTTGTAAAGTGGTTCAAACTGGAACACAACCTTAAACGATGGGCACCTAAGCAATTTAAGCAGTGGCTTCTCATGGTTTTACAAACAGATAAGAAGAGTTAGCCGGCGCTTACGAGCCTAAGTGTATACTCTCAATGACCTACAAACCTAAACCTGGGATAGTAACTCAGTAGGTCAGAGTAGCGTTCTTATAAAGCGCCGGTCGTGGGTTCAAGTCCCACCTATCCCACCATTGGGGTGAGGTCCTATTGGCAAGGACGCCGGGTTGTTACCCCGGAGGTTGTTGGTTCGAATCCAACCGCCCCAGCCATTTTACTATTCAGACTTCGTAGTTATGACTTATAAAACCAATACCAATATGAATGCCGATTTAGCTGAGGCTATGGTTAGCACTGATCTTATGCGTCGTGGATGGATTGTACTAACTCCCTCCTCGCGTGACTCGGCTTATGATTTGGTTGTGGAAATGCACGGTACATTTTATAGAGTGCAGGTAAAAAAAATGAGCAATCATAAGCTGCACCGGATCGTTGAGCGCGGTAATCAGAGGGTAACAAAAAATGGGAAAGTAAGGAACTCTATTGATTACGCTGCTTGTGGAGTAGAGTGGCTAGCGGGAGTGGATATAGAGACAAAACAAATTTTCTATTACCCCTTGGATTTGTATAAGTCTAAGCCGAAAAGCTTCAGTGTTAAGAAGCACCAGCCTACACATTTCCCGATTAATGAAACTGTCAGGAAAAACACGGACTACTGATAGTTATGAAGATTAACGATAACATTCTACAACTTGCTGTAACGCAAGCGTATAAATCGCCAATGAACTATCGTCACGGTGCTGTGATTTGGAAGGGTAAGAAGATCCTTGGAACAGGGTACAACTATCCCGTCGCACCACCAAACGATGATGACAAGCGTCGGTTTTCTATTCATTCAGAGCGAGATTGCTTGAAGGGTTTGCGTGCGGACGCTATCTATAATTCAGAGGTGCTTTGTGTGCGTATCCAACCGAACGGTGGACTTGGATCTTCAAAACCCTGTCATGGTTGTATGAAGTTGCTGACACGCAAAGGCGTGAAGAATGTTTACTGGTTTGATAATGAAGGCAAGCTCAAGAAAACAAGACTTTCGTAATCAATTCTTGACAACCGCGGCCCTGTGTGCTATTGTATAGATGATGGAAGGAACGAGCACCCGTAGCTCAGTCAGGATAGAGCAACGGACTTCT